GTCCCGCTCGTGGCTCTCTTGTCATTATGTACGATAAGCTAATTCAAGCGAGATTAGCACATCGGTAGTGCACGGGCTTCCCAAGCCTGTGAGGCGGGTTCGACTCCCGTATCTCGCTCAAATACTGATAATCAGCCACTTACATTATTTTTCACCATTAAAAACATAGTAAAGCCCATCATTTTCAACCACAAAATAGGTACAAAAACGTGCATAATGTACGCCAATGTGAGTAGTTTTGTGAGTAATATGTGAGTAAAATTGAGTTGTGAGTAAAATCTGTGAGTAAGTATGAATAGCATCAAGACATACGTTGAAGGAAAATCACTGAAGGTTTTCTTCATCATAAGTTATCAAGGAAAGAGATTCCAGGTCTATACCGGAATCACGAGTACGGTCAAGTTCAGCGGGATGGTCTTCCCGAAGAGTGTTCCGAATGCAAGAGCCAAGACGGCGATGCTTGCAAGGCTGTTTGCGTCCGTGGAGGAATATATCTATATGAACGGCGAGTTTCCGGCAGCAAGGATGAAGGACGAGATCAAGGCTATCATCAACGGAAGGACCGCATCCGTGGAGAAGAATATCCTCTATTACATCGATGAGTTCATCAAGACCAAGGCCAAGGACAGCACAAAGGAAGTGCATCTCAGGACAAGGAAGAGGATAGAAGCTTTCGATGAGCATGCGGACTTCGACAGCATTGACAGAGACTGGCTCGAACGATTCCAGGCGCATGAGCTTCTGAAAGGCCGTATGAGCGGAGGAATCGCCATCGACCTAAGAAACATACGTACGGTGTTCAACTGGGCCATAGACAACGAAATAACGACCAAATACCCATTCCGTAAGTTCTCCATCAAGACAGAGCGACAGCAGTACCTGTATCTGAACGCCGAGGAGATGAGGGAGTATCGTGACTTTCCTGTTGAGCCTTTCATGGAGAAGTACCGTGACCTGTTTATGCTCGGATTCTATCTGATTGGTATCAACCTATCCGACCTGCTTGAACTCCCTGCCGACTGCATCAAGAGAGGGCGCATCCAGTACAAGCGCAACAAGACAGGCAGGCTCTACGACATCAAGGTTGAGCCGGAGGCGATGGAAATAATCAGCAAGTATAAAGGAAAGAAACACCTTCTGAGCATCTTGGATGACGGAACGAAGGAATCAAGCTTCCGCAGAACGCTTGGAGATTACCTAAAGCGCATAGGACCGACAGAGATGAAGAAGAATAAGCGTGGAGCCTTGATCAAGAAGGATATCAAACCCCTGCATAAGGATATCGTCTGGTACACTGCAAGGCGCAGCTGGGCCACCATAGCGGCGAGTATAGACATTCCGAAAGAAGTTATCGGCAAGGCTCTAGGCCACAGCGAGTGGGATAGCGACACGACTTCGCTATACATTCAGTTCGACAATAAGAAGATAGACGAGGCGAACCGTAAAGTCATCGACTATCTGAACTCAGATTTAGGCTAATATAAAAGCCCCAGGAATCAATCGACTCCTTGGGGCTTTGCCTGTGCTTGCTCAATGAGCTTTTTCACCTCTTCAATAGGTTTGATTGTTGTTATCACTCCTGTTAAGAATATAATCCTCGTATCACCAGACTCCCAGTCTCTAGATACGTAGCATACGTTCGTTGGATTCAAATATACGAGTCCTTTATACTTATCAACGATTGGAATCATTTTCATCCTGCGCCTCCTTTCTATTTTCTCTGCCATCTATGAGCTTGATGTCTTGCTCTATTTTATCGGAGTAATAGTTGTATTGCTTTCCGAACTCATCTCCAGATATTCTGCCATTTATGAAGTCGAGCTTTGCTTTTGCAAACATATATTTGTGCATCCAAAACGACAAGTATAGGGCACTATCCAAAACGTCCTTACGTTTTTCAGTCAAGTCGCCTACTAGCATCTTGATGGTGTTCCCCTGTACCTCGATGGTATTGTCATTCAAGTCTATCACAACCCACGCGACGAAGAAAGCAAACTCAATGAGAGCGTTCCACCACTCCCCAACGATGAGTAAGCAAATGGTGCATACGGCGAACATCACGATGATAATCTTGTTTACGGTTCTCTTCTTGAACCAGTTAATAACCTTTTTCATATCTTAGTCTTTTATTTTAAAAATATCAATTAACACGAAAGCACCTAAGAAAAAGAACCAGATGCTCTTCCATCCGTATGCCCTACTATTATCAAACCTTACAGTCGGGACAAGGTAATAAATATCTTTCAGAATATCGAAACTGAATGCGATCATCCTCTTCTTGGCACTGATTTCCAGGCGGCCAGTCCTCTTGTTTAGTCTTATGTTAATCATTGCTCAAAATCTTTTTCAGAAAACCTTTTGGGTTATCGCTTGATTGTCAATGCTTTATTGACTAAAACAAGTAACCCTCATTGTTCTTGCCGAACAGCACTCTGAAATGAGACTTTCCCTTTGGAGTGAGGAAAGTTCTCGTACCAGAATACCCGTCCTTGGTGAAGTCACGGATTGCAAACAATCCGTCCTGTGAATGGGTCGAATATGGTCTGAGCTTTCCTGACTTTGTACGATAGAGGTACTTCTTGTCGATGAGGAACTTGATGAACCAGCCTTCCTTTACGCCAAGTTCCTTTGCCGCGTCACGGAAGTTAGTGAGCATATCTGTGCTGACAAGTTCGTCGAAGTAGTCGGACTTTGGCTTCATAACCTCATTCTCGGCAGCGAGTCGCTTATTCTCCACAGACAACTCACGTCTCTTCTTCTCTTCCTCGATCCAACGCTCGGCACGCTTGATAGGGTCGTCAATGATGTAAGATGGAGTGTTCTCCTTGAGCATCTTCTCGCACTCGATGAAATATCTGCGAACTTCCCTTCCTTTATCGTTGTTCTCAATCATGGCAAGCTCCTTTGCCATGTCGATTGATAGGGCGTATTCCTTAGAAGGTCTTCCACCTAAAGGGTTTTCCCCAAATTCGGTGAAAACCTCAAAGTCCTGATTCTCAATGAACCCGTACTTGGAAATTCTTTCCTTAATCCAAGACGAAAAGTCCTTGCCTACACATAGAACCTTATGCAGTTCCCTTGCGTTCACGGCTCTCTTTCCGTCTTTCTCTTCAATCTTAATCAATTCTGTCATAAACTCTACAATTTATAATATTAATATTCTTCTTCACAAAGGCTCAGGTCCGCTCTCTCCGAAGTCTCCCCTCTGCCACTACTATAATTATGTGTTATTTTTTACCCACTACCATTTTTCTCTCAACTTTCTTCTGATTAGAACCACTTTTCGCCTTCGAAATCTGACTTTTGAGAGTCTTGTATTTGTTGGCGCATCTTAGTTGTCCTTTTCTGTATTTTGCAGAGATGATAATGAGTGTTCCGTCCGCTGCCCGAAAACTTTGATTGTTGGTGCATAAGCACGCATCAACGTTCGCCTCCGTGCATTGGATTATCTTTTGTACTGCTCCAGACTTGACGAGAGACTTGACAGCTTTCCTCGCCTGATACAACGTTCCATTAATGTCCTGTGCCATCTTTGCGTTTGAGTAACTTCCGGTGTACTTCTCATCGAATGGTTTCTTCAACATACGAGCTTCCATCTTGCGGGCGTTGCGTACACTTTTAATCGAGTGCCCGTTAATGGCTCTACCATGCGTATTTATGACTTCTTCGATAATATTAATCTTGTTACTCACGACAACCTTGCGCACGAGACCCTTAAGGTTCGGTAGGCTGAGTTTGCTTATTTCCCCTCTTCTTGTCTTGTAGCTATAATTGTAACTCTCGTGAATTTTGTTCGCTATGATTCTTCTCACACCGAACTTGTTCGTATCTATACGGCAATAACCGAACTCAATGGCTGAATCCAGGTATCGCTTGAAATCCTTCTTATTGAAACCAAGAGCCTTCGCTGCCTGGTTTGTTGTTCCATAATGAAGGTCTGAAGAACGGAACAGGAACTTTATCTTAAGGGCAAAGCAAAATGCCACTAAGCGATTATCGTCGCTCAGTGCAATCTGTGCCTGCTGAATTCCTATTCTGATATTTTTCATTACCTCATTTAAAATTAAAAACTCCAATGGAGCAGAGGTAGAGGTTAGTCCATCGGAGTTATATTTTGGCATATGTGATCGCTCATACGGTTGCCAATCCGAATAGCGTTTGTGAATCCTTTCGTGCTTACTACTCAGCCTCTACACCTTTCACTTGCACTGCAAAAGTACAATATATTTCTGTACCTTGCAACAGGCTGATTTGTGTCAAAAATCTGCTCATTCAAGTAAAAAGTAAAAACAAAGCTCTCGAAAGTGCTGATTTGGCTAAATGTTCGATTAGAGTAAAAACAATATTTTGTGTTATTCATTAAAGTATAGAATATTTACATTAACTCTTTTTAAGAAAAAAGAGCGTTTTTCGGTGTGTTTTTAGTGGTGACTTTTAATAAAATAGCCGCCCATCTGTGAAGTGACGAGCGGCTAGTCGTATGAGAACCTGCGATTACAGATGCCCTATATCCTCCTTGGATATCCAGGTCCCGTGACTTGGCTGTTTGTCAAGGGTACAACCGGTAAGGTCCTTCACCCCAAGCTCCTTGCACAGGTCCTCGTCATGAAAGTCAGCGTAGCACCACCACTTTGTCTCTTTGGTGGCGGTATCCTGCAATTCTAGCACGACATGAGGATAAAAATGATGTTCTGTACTTATGACTTTGTACATATAAGTTAAATTCGTTAATTGTTGTTGAAGAAATATTGTTTTCTGAAATAAATCCACTATCTTTGCACATGTCTTCGGAAGACTTTAATCGAACCTTTATGGAATAGAAATAAAAATAAACTTCCGTTGACTGTCAATTCTTCGGAATTGTGGATTTAAACGCTCATAAAGAGCAAATTTCTACTATCGTAGATGTCAGACTGTAATGGTCTGTGGTAGCCCCGGCTTAGGTCGGGGCTTTTTCGTTCTACTGCATCCGTAGAGATTCACTTTAATTGCTTTTTGAGCAAATTAAATATCATATTTTCCTCTGCTTCGTCGAGGTTATAACAGGCGTGAGGGAGGATGGTAGTTTTCTTGTTATCTCGATGCAAATAGATAATATTCGCATTCTCATGCCATGGACGTGATTTATAGCATCGCTTCACCATCTCCGAGAACGACGTGTTCTCATTTCTTGCGAAGCTGGAATCCCAGGCGTTCAGGAGTGCAACGACCTGCTTCCAACTTAATTCGTTTAAGTCGATATTTCCATTTTCCTTCACCGTCTTTTCTAATATATTCTCCATATTCTTGTCGCTTAACCGTGATGCGATAGGGCTTAGATGTTATTACTCTTTATCTAAATTAAGCTGGTCTTTCAAAGCATCATCGAGCGTCCAATCTGCTTTTTCGTACACAGCTTCACCTGCGCCTGAGTTAAAATCAATATAATAAAAACTGCTATCTTCGCTTACAGTAACATTATATCCCTCGTATTCAATTTGCTTCTCCGTCATAGGGATAAAACGAACACATTTCTTCTTTAGATAGCTTTCTACTTCATTTTCAAATTTATCATCTACATAGATAAAGTTCTCTCCATTCTTCTCAGAGAATGTAGCTTGCGGAATATCTGCCATGAACTCTTTTTGAAATACTTCTGTATCAACGATATTGTTGATGATATTAAATTTCTTCATATTATTTCCGCTTAACCGTGATGCGTAGGGCTTAAAATATTACTCGTCAATAATATCACATCCATTGATGTTTATGTATTCAAAAACGCCTTTATTCTTGCGTTCCTCATTCCACTTTGCGACTTCTAACTTTGTGACAGAATCACGACCAATGAGTTTCGCTGCATACTTTAGAGCCTCATTTTTATTCTTAAACTCTTCTCTGTGATATTTTCCGTCTACATACGAAGTCAATACAGAGCGACAGTTGAAGTATTTGCCTTCTGCGTCGTTTGTAGCATAGACCTCACACATTTCCTCTTCCACTATGAAATACACCTTCATGCCGTCATAGCGTTTTTCGAGGAGCTTATTAAAGTCCGTTGCTCCCCATGCCTCCTCTGAATCGATGCTCAAGAGACCATCTGACAGCTCAAGATACTGGATGAATCCACGAATGTAGCTGTCACCAATTTCCTCGCCAAGAGCCAGGATAATGTTTCCTTCCCAGTTCTCAGACGCTCCTTCCTCCATTACAGGACGCTCTTTGTTCATAAACGCCTTGCAAAGGTCGTTTAACTCCTGAAGATCCTTCTGGTTGCCTTCAATACGATAGCTTGTTGATGCCCAATTTGCCATAACTCTTATTTTTAAAAAGTTAATAATTGCAGGAGCCGAAGCTCCCTATTTTTGGCTAATCGGGGCCGTTTTAAAAATCCCCTCCTACCCTCACGGGCAAGAGAGGAAAACCATTTAAACAAATCTAGTTATGAAAACTAGAAGTATATCATTTTCCACCTTTGATGATATCGAATACCCGATGCTCACCATCAGCGGAAAGTCTGTTACCGTCTTCGTCGCATATATGGCCATCTTCGTTGACCCATATCTTCTGGTTGAACATCTTCTCGCACATGCCGAGGGCAAGAAGGTATTCCTGCGCTTCAACGGAAACATTCTTGCCAGTATTCTCTGCCTGCCTGAAGTTTTCTATGAGCTCCGGGTTAAGGTCAGGCGCCGTATCGTCGTACTCGTCCATCTCCTCGTGGTATTGGAAGTTCAGTGACTCCAATTCCTTTACCATAGCGGAGTTCGTAGAAATCTCGCCTGTGAGTGCCTTTATGACCGTCTGCTTTATAAGCTCGGCATACTTTTCCTGGCACTCATTGATGAGTTCTTTTTTATTATCTTCTGCCATATTCGTTATTTAATTGGTTAAACAATAGCAGGAGATGGCTAATGGCCATCTCCAGTTTTAGCTTGGTCCTCATCTAGACCATCATCCAGATCCTTATCGTATACACCAAACAGTCTCAGGGTACTGCTGTCAATCTCGGTCTTACCAACGATGTACCGCTGCGTCATCTGGATATTAGGCTTACCGTTACTAGTATGCCCCATCATAACGGCAATCTGTTCCAATGGTACGCCTTTCTTGGAGAGATTCGTGGCGAACGAACGTCTGCCGGTGTGTGAAGAGATGAAGAGGTACTTCTTTCCGGTCTCTTCCTTACCTGCATGGAACACCTTCGTGTTCTCATCTATTCCGCAATCACGGCAGATGTCACGAAGAGTTCGGTTGAAGGTCATCTCGCTGATTTCTCCAGGAAGGGGCTCAACGCCCGTGCCGCATACCAGGAACGGACGGAGCTTCTTGTGAAGAGGGACTCTTACTTCCGTCTTGGTCTTCTGTGCCACATACACAAGAAAATATCCGGTATCATCGATGTTCTCAGGAGTTATTCTCTGACAATCGCTGTAGCGTGCTCCACAGAGGCATTCCATGAGGAACATGCGCTGGACATATCTCCTAGTCTGTCCCCTCGGATTGTAATTGATGATTCTATCTATCTCCTCATCCGAGAGATAGACGGACTGGACAGGAACAGCCTTCGTTCTGAGTATCTTTCCGAACGTAGGGCTGTTAATCTCCTTCGTCGCGTCATTCTCACGTATCACTGCCTTGATGGTGGCGCATACGGTCTTTGCGGAGTTTGGAGCATAGTTCTCCTTGATCTTCTCAAAGAGGTCGCGGAGGTTGTCGTCAGTGATGTCTTCCCACAGTGGTTTATGCCCCAACAGCTCCTCGAACATTCGAACGACCTTGATGTACTTCGGATTCTTCCAGATATAGGCTCCATAGAAGGTGTTGTGCCTCCATGCGTTGCTGTGATAGTCAGAGAACCATCCCTGCTTGATAGCGAGCTTGTACTTCTCCTGCTGAACGGGACTCAACAGTCGTTCCCAGTCTCTTGTCTTGATTCTTAATTCTTCTGTCATAATTCTAATATTTTGGTTACTAGTGGCAAAGATACTGAAAGTTTATAAAATAAACCATCATCTTTGCCGTTTTTAACGCTAAATTAACTTTCGAGCTCGTTGTTTAGCTCGTAGGCAATACTGGCGAGCGACTCGAAGTCCATCTCAAAATCCATAGGGGATACTCTCTTCACCACTCTTTTGTAGCTCATCATACGTAGCGTGATAGTCGGAATAGCGGTATCCTCGCCGTTAGTTTCAATGAGGACAGCTTCGAAAAGTCCGTCGCTGCACTTAACCGGGTTCTTAAGTTCCTTGCTTAGGATTCCGCGCTCTCTCATTATCTCACGGATGGTGCATGCAAGCTCCATCTTTGCTGTTGAACGCAACTCATCAATCTTGTCTTTCAATACTTTTCTCTTCATAATCTTAATATTTTGGTTTGACTTGATGCCCACCGTTCCCGGCAGGCTTGTTTGGCTTAGTCTTTTCTTTCGATATCAAGGCCCGTAAGCACGCCTTTCATATAGGCTAATGTCTCTTCCTTGCATTCCGATAGAAACTTCTGGCAGCCATCAATGATAACGCCGTACTTACCGCTCGGATAATTCTGTAGAGAGCACGAGTGGTAATGCTTTCCGGATTTCTCCTCGATTTCTCCTGCGAGTCGCTTCCCTTCGTCGGTCTCATTTGGACGATTTTCTGGGTACTCATCGTAAAAATACTCGTGCCATAAATCTAGTAGCATATCCTTGCAATCCTCCATATCTTGCAAAATATCCGATAATTTGTATGGCGCGCCGTTAGCACCATGTCCATCATCGCCAATCCATTTACTGGCTTCCTCGTCAGGATCGAAGTCGCTATAATATTGATACAACTTATCCATGAAGTCAGACTTATTGCCATTCTCGAACCAAATTGTGGCGATGAAGTCTTGGTCTTGTGGGGAATACTTCTCTAACTCGACGCAAACCTCACCTCTTTCGTTAGGTGTATCGTCAACATTATAACTCCAGTCTAATTCCTCAGCTAATTTTAAAAAATCATTCATATCTTTAATTTTAATTGGTTAATACTGGGAGCGTGAAACAATAATGTTCCACGCCTTGTTCGGCTTTACACCGGCAGAGACACGATATATTCCTTCTTCTTCTTTCGTGTTCTGCCCGTGACGGAATATCCGCAGATGTTTCTCAGAGAGAGAGCGGCTTCCGTCAGAAAAGGCTCGTTGACAAAGATTATCGGTCTCATCATCTTATTCCGTACCATAAACTGATAGTCGATGAAGTCGAATGGGTCGTCTGGGTCTTCCGATTTCTTCTTCCAGATGCTTACGTCCAGCATTTCAATGAAATCTCCCTCTGGTGGATTATCCATATCAAGGAACCTCTTCGGGAGAAGCAAAATTGTTTCCTTTGGTTCATGTGTCATAAAGAAATCTGAAACAACGCTACAGAATATGTTCAGATTGAACACCTTAGGCTTCAAGCCCTTTGCCTTCAAGATCTCATTAACGTTAACGATTCTTGCTACTGCCATAATTCACAAAATTTTAATTGGTTAAACATAGTACCCCCGTCATTACTGACGAGGATTTTGGCTAGTGTGCAAGGAATCCTACCGCCTGACCTTTCCCGATGGACCAGCATAGTCTGTCTTCCTTCAGGCACTCTGTGCAGTTTCCGGTACAAAGGCGTGTTCCTTCCGGAGCAGACGTTCCACTCTCAAAGATAGGATGCGCCTCCGGGAATCCGTGGCGGTTATCCATCTTGAGACCAAGCCATCCGCTGAATAGAATATGCATGTTCTCGGGAATGACGTTGCCCTCATCAAGGTACTCGTTACACACATCGAACATTTTCGTGAACGCCAGGAACTTGGTATCCTTATGCTTGCGAGCAATCTCGCACATCTTGTCAAGATACCATTTGTCCTGTATGTCGCCACCGATGTGGAATCGGAATGCTCTAGGATAGCGGTAGTTGAGGTAGTCATCAATCTCCTTGAAGTATCGTTCGGGATCCTCATGGTAGATTGCAGAGTTGATGGCTCTCGTCTTGATAACCTCCTTGTAAATCATATCGTTGCGGAGGTCATAGCAGCTCTTCGAACAGATTGCACAGTTACCGCAATCCATGACCGGAATGAGCGACACGGATGGGATTGCTCCCAATTTTGTGTTGCCATCACTGATCTTGACATGCAAGTCGCTGACGTTCTCTACTGCGTTCTCATAAGCTGCCTGTGCCTTTGACAGACGAGTCTTCATTTCTTCCTTACCTAATGTCCAGTAATTTCTACTCATAATTCTAATTTAATTGGTTAATACTTGGGGAACAAAAAACCGGCGTGTCTCACGACAGACCGGTTTGAACCATTTAAACAAAATCTAGTTATGATAAGGAGTCAGCCGCTGTTAACGACTGACATGTTTGGCTAATCTTCATCTACTTTTACATTGTAGTGAAATCTTACAGTAAGGTAGCCTGTACTCAGAAAGAATGTATAGATTAAAGGCTCTGCCTGACGTTCATCGAGATATTGCTTCGTCTCGTAACAATATATGTTGTTCTTGGACTCGCCTGTTAGTCGTTTGATAATCTCTCTACCCCACTCTGATGTACTCCACGGGCATAGCTTCTTGATAGATAGGTAGTTTCCGTTGTACTCTATCATCGTAGGTACGCCGCCGACAAATCCCAATGAGAACTTGTTGCTAAGATAGTGCGAATCATCAAAGATAGCATCGAGAAGTGATTCCTCAACGACATTCTTTCCATCAATAGGAGCCTTCACATACTTTCTTGTGTCTACATTAATTTTCTTCATAATCCTTCATTTTATTGGTTAATAATGTCAGAGGGATTGCTCCCTCCGTTTTTAGGCTACCACTCTTTGTTGTAAGCAAGTTTTCCTTCGCCAAATTTACGCATTTGGTCTGTAAAATCCTTGAAATTTACTCCTATTGCCCACTGCCCACCATAATGATCGCAGGCTATATAATCCTTGCCATACGACGGACCGCATCTTTTACAAGTGTATATCCACATCTTTAGTTTCCCAACGATAATGGTATATCCATCTTTCAAATCGCTATAAGCTGCACGTAAATTTGCCGTGCGAGTTCCTAAATTAACTTGTGTCATAATTCTCTTTGTTTAATTGGTTATAGTGATAGCCCGGAGGCTATCTTTAGGCTAATGCATTCAGCACTCTGTGAGCGTTGTATGCGACAGGATTGCTGTATTTCGTCTCTGCCGATATTCTGCGCTCACAAATCTCAATGCATCTCTCGTGTGCAATATTCTCGGACAAGGCATCAAACGTATCATGTGTAGCGTCAGAGGGCTTTCCGAAATAAACCCTGTAGCCCACTCGGTAGCACACAATACGCCTGCCCAGTCTGTAGATAACTTTGTTACCCCTCTCTGAAATTGTTATACCCTTTTTCATAATTCTATTTATTTAGTTAATGGTAGGTAGCCAATGGCTACCAATTTTAGGCTCTGTTCCATGCTTCCCACGCCTCATCTGTATTCTTTGTAATTGCGTTGTTCCACAACCTCTCCTGATGATGGAAAATCTTCTGAAATGCTTTTGGGGTTGTCTTCACGTCTACCCTCTTGCCGAGATAAGGTCTGCTGCAAAGACCCGGAATAAACTCATCATAGTCAACGATACACCTTATCATGCCGCTTTCTGTCGGCTTACAGCTGATAAAGCATCCGTACACTCCAGGATTCTCCTTTCTCATCCACTTAGGATAAGGAAAGTATATACTCCAGGCGTCAATATAGTCACGGAACTTCTTTCTTGTGTCGTGATAAAGTCTTGCTTTCATAATTCTTTGTAATTTGGTTAATAGAAGAGGAGCATGCAAGCTCCCCTTGTTAGGCTGTTTCTTTTAGTTTGATTCCTTTCTCTTCGAGAGCGTCTTTAATCAGCTCGTCAGAGTCCTCGTAGTACTCTCCCCAGCGGGAATCAATCTGCTCCCACTCATAGTCGTCCTCCGGCTCTCTACCGATTTCCGTGAAGACTTTCTTGTAGTGGACTTTCTTTTCCAAGACGAATCCCTTGACATCGCCCCACATCCAAAGACCTATGCACTTAGTCTCATCCTCAAATAAGTCCAAGGCTCGCTTTCTCCAGTTCTTTGTGTTCGTGTCACAATACTTGGAGAAGCGCTTCTTGTCGCAGTAGGCATATCCACTAACATAATCTCCCTGGCAGTAGCCCGTAGAGGACCACTCGTAGAATGCAATATTCTTGCAGTCATGCAGAAGATACGTGAAATCGTCCTCTTCGAGGATATCGCAAAGTTCCTCTCTATAGTCGAATCTCTTCAAGTCGCTCGGACAGAACTCTTCGTGGTAGTACCACTCACCCTCGTACAGACTTTCAAGATACCACATGCGGTCACTCTTGTCATAGCGCATACGGTTATTGTCGACGTTTTCACTATTGATATAATCAATAATCTTCTTTTGTGACACGTAGTTACAAACTAGATCCTTCAATGCATCCTCTGCATTTTTAGCATCAACTTCGCTGCTACAACCACGAGAAAGTCCTCTGTTGTATCCGTTGTCGAAATAGTCCCAGAAGTAAACTCCAACCAAATCCCATGCAGTGCAAGGGCAGTCGGCATCCTCATCCTGGTAAATGGTGATTCTGTAATCACCGATTTCCTTCTTTGCAAATTCGTAACTCATATCTAATATCATTTAAATGGTTTAACATTGAATATCCCCATGCTAGGGGATATTATTAGGCTTCCTCGTAAGCTTCCTCCATCATAGAGTGAATCTCTTCAAGCTCGTTCGAGAAATTGTACTTGATGTTGTACGTACCGAATGCTTTGAAATACCATTCTTCGAGGTACGCTCTGTCCTTGTTCGCCTGCTCGCTGTCTTCTGCGGCATCAAGTCTGGCTACCATAGCAGGATACAAATCGTAGTAATCATCACCATCGTAGTCTGATGCCCACCACACACCTGTTCTGTGCTTAGGGTAGTCCTCGTACAGATTAGCGAAATTGCCATCCATGTGCTGATCGTCAAGGTGGAGATATTTCTTCATTTCCTTGTTTGCCTTGTGAGTAAACTCCCACGCAAGAGACTGGATATTCTTCCCGTACAAATCGGCAATATATTCCTCCATTTCTTCTGCTTCGTCGAATTTCTCCAGACATTCACGATAGAGACTCTCGATTACCGCGGCAAAGCTTTTTACACCGATATAATCGGCTACCTTCTCGATAACTTCACCCTTGTTGTTCATAACAACTTCTACAATATTCTTTTCCATAATTCATCTGTTTAATGGTTCATAATTGTTCCCCACATTATCGTGGGGAGTTTTAGCTAATTATGGCGATATCGCCACATTTTCTGTAGAAATGCTTGTATGCTTCAAGCTCATCTGTCCCAGGAATATCTGTAACCTCTAGTTTGCCGGTATCCTTATTCACCTCAGCTACAGAGAATGTATTGTCGTGCGTCCACTTGATGAGGTCCACACGCCTAACAGGATTCTCTACTGACTCAACGATTTCGCACTTCAGTAAATCGTCATTCAGGATTTTCTCTAATTCACTCATAATTATAGATTAATTATAGTTACACATTATTTCTGTCTCACTGATAATTTCAGCACAATACTTGCAGCGGTGGCACATTATGTAGCCTTTTGCCAGTAATTTGCTGAACTTCGGGTATGGGCATTTCTCGCCCATGCCAGCTATCGTAATCTCAATTTTCTTCATATTTCAATCTTTTTGGTTAATAGAAATCCCCACCCGTGAGAGTGAGGATTGGTTGGCTAATCGAACTCACTTTCGTCCTGCTCGTACCACCAGTCCTGGAATCGATTCGCAACCTCTTCCAGTGCATACTTGGCAAATGTGTCGTAGATATTTCTACTCTCGCCCTCGTTAAAAGGAGCATACAGCGCCTTGCCGATAGCATCATAGGTAACAGATTTGTCGTCCTTGAAATTCCCGAAGCCCTTAATCATCGTGATAAGGTCTTCTCCCAAATCATCGGAAAGCTCGTGCATATTCTCCATGATAGCACTCTTGTTCTCGTTCCAGAACTTGCTTGTCTGATAAGGATAACAGAATCCAGTGTACCCCTCATTGGCATTTCTGACCTTATCGAGCGTATTAAGCAGTGTGTCTTCATTAACACCGCCAAGCTGCTCTACTACGGCATATGCCATCTTTACGAATGATGGATTATCATTTTCCTTGATAAACGCATCCCATACTTTCTGTATATTCATATTTCTGTATTTTGGTTGATAATAGAAACAGACAAGCGAACCATACGCTTGCCTGTAATTTTGACTAAAAAATGTAGATGGCAGAAGTTCTACCTGTCACGGCGTATAGCTGTCCGCTCTCGCCCTTCAATAACATTCCATTGCAACCGTAGATTCCTGCTGCATACCCGATCTGAGTATAACTCTCAGGAATCTCACTTCTTTCGTCTGCGTAGGTTACATCCTTTGCCACACCGCTTGCTACAAGTGATTTCAGCTGCTTACATGAATATCGTTCCATAATTCTACTAATTTAAATGGTTAAACATGGTTTCTGTGCAGATAGACCGCACAGAATGTTGGCTAGAATTTGCGAGGACGCATGCACGATTGTTCAATCTCATGAGCTTTTCTGTCTACTCGTGCCGTACGTCTAAAATACTCACTTTTATCGAGTCTCTTTTTCGCACACTCCTCACTGATAGCTGCCTTGTGGCTCGCTACGAGCCTGGCAAGGAACCTTCTGTCTCCGTCTGTCATAATTCTAATTTGATTGGTTAATAATAGGAGGCGTAGCAAATAACTACGCCGGGTCTGGTCTAAAGCTGTACGTAAGAAGCCACTCGCCATTTAATGCGCTGAGAAACTTCCTTGCGGCTCTCTCTCCCCATCCTCGTGGCTTGTACGCATCTTCTTTCAAATACTTTTCTACAAGTTTCTCTAGCTGAGTCTTTTCTTCTGCTGTCATAATATATTCTGTTTTGGTTAATAGCAGGCAGCACAATTATCGTACTGCCCAGTTCTGGCTAGAGATTGTACACCGGGCTTTCTGAAGCACACAGAATCGTAGGACCGGTAAGGATGGAGAACGCACAAGGGTCGAAACTCTCGATTTTCTTCATGCTCTCGATTTTCTTTTGTACTACATCACGTATGGATGACAGACTCAATCTGCCGTCAACTGGCAAGATAGAATCCATACCCACCATTTCAACGATACTGAAATCCTCTGTAAATCTCATATTCACAATGTCAAACTTGTTAATCTTGTGATAAAATTGTACCCATTTACTCATAATTCTACATTTTTTGGTTTGTAGGAGAGGGAGATAAAACTCCCTCAATTTTCAGGCTGAGTACTTCTTGATGAACTCTTTAAGCTCGTTGAAGAGCTCGTCCATCTCCTCTTTGCTGTCTGCGCAGATGAAACGTGGATAACAGGTATCCGTTATTTCTCCTCCCATGCTATTTCTGACACAGGCAAAAGAACTGATATACCCTTCGCCGTTGTCGTTTCTCACGCTGATGTCAAGAGTGAGCCTTGATGGATTTTTCAATACTTCTCTCTGAGTCTCCTGCAATCGTGGCAGGATGACAGAGTTCATGTACTCTACATTCTCCTTGTATTCTTCATCTATCATAATCTATAATTTTTGGTGAATAATTGTATGCGTGACAATCGCCACGCACATTTCAGCTCATGCACAATACTGCAATCTCAGAGAAACTCTTTGAGATAGCCTCCTTGCTACGATAATCTCTGTAACCCCTTGTATTGTTGTTGTGCCACTGGCGTGCAGCAATCTTGATCTTTTCCATCTCATGCATAAGCGCACGCTCAAAATTCTTTTGTGATTTTCTGTCTAACATAATTCTTCCGTTTAAATGGTTTAACATAGTATGCCCAGGGAAATGCCTGAGCACATTTTTGGCTACTCGTACTTGTTGAGCAGGAAAATCAGAATAATGCCATCGCCATTCAGGAGAGTCTGGCTCTTGTTCTCGTCATTTATTATGTTTTCACATATTCTCTCAAATAACGGATACGGGTCTCCGGCAATACTCTTGTAATACAATGCCATGTACGTACCGGGGATGAGAGGATAAGAGTCCTCAGGTTCTCCACCGAATACGTCACACGCCTGTGTATTGATCAGGACACGACGTACAGAGAAATTTCCCTCAACTTCCTGTGCGTCCATTCCACGCAAGAGGTCTATAACCTCATTCTTGCTCAAATCTTGCTTTAATATTCTATCCATATTTCTCTAATAATTTGGTTAATAGAAGAGAGGAGCGGAAACTCCTCTCTGTTTTGGCTACTTTCTGAGACCTACGAACGTTGTAGCTCCCTCTGCCGTGTAACTGCCGTTCAGCTCTGAAATCTCGTTCGCTTGAGCAATAACAGTCTTTCTTAGCATCACGTTTGCTCTGTGACAATTGTACAGAGTAACTGAAACAACTACTAATGCAACACACACTACGGCAAACAATGCCACGAAAATATTCTTCTTCATAATTCTGTAATTTAATTGGTTAATAATAGATACCGCCCGAATATCTCCAAGCGGTAGTTTTGGCTAGTCATAGATATCCTCTATCTGCTGATGGATGGCATCTATCATCACACTGATGATAAACAGACCGCACATTTCAAGAACCGCAGAATATAACACTGCCTGAAAATCTCCAAGCACAAATCCTACGATGGCAATGAAACCACACACGAAACTTGTAACTAATACAAGCGCAGCAGATAGTACGCCCTTTCTTACGATATACTTTTCCATAATTCTTTTGTTTAACTGGTTATATTATCGTACTGCCCAAATCTATCGGGCAGTTTTCAGGCTGAATGTTTCCAAGCACAATTATCGTACTTTCCAAATTTCTTAAACTCCAGGCAGTATGAAATTCTCCAAGCGGAGCGTGGATCTCCACAGCTCCCTGAAGAACCACCTGCCAATTATCGTACTTCTCCAGAATATTCCAAGCACAATTCCCCAAAATATTCCAAGCAGAATTACGGTAATATTCGTACTTGCCAAGCATAATAATGCCGGCACACTCTGAATAAATCCAAGCACAATTATCGTACTTGCATAAATAATCTGTCTCGCTGTCATAATTCTAAAATATTGGTAATTGTTCCGTAGCCACACACGACAATTATCGTACTGGCTACGGATTTTTAGGCAAGAACTGAAACGGTAAGTCTTTTTCCGTTGTAGCTCATGAATTCTACGTGGCTGTATATTGTCTGTAAGTCTGCAATATACCGCTCCATCATTCTCTTTCCTCTGCAATCTAATGATATCGTACTCATAATTCTAAATTTGTTGGTTTGTAATTGTAGAGCGGAGATTTCTCCCCGCCCCGTTAGCCAGGATGTGCATCTTTGCACCACGTTTTATCTTTATCGTCTTAACTACGCGGCTCACACCCTACAGATTTTATGCTTCTGCCAGCAGCTTGTTTATTTCTGAGGAGATAAATCTCGCACGGATGACAAGCAACCGCTTTCAGTCAGCGTGGATAGTGTGCGCCTTGATACGCTGCAAATCGTGATTGCACACACAATTGATTCTCGGGTAACCAGCCCGACCGGACAATTCCAAACCGGTAGAATATGAATTATGATTTCTTTATCCCTGGGACGAAGGATATTATTCCATCGTTATAGGTAACACGACCTATCCCAGTGACTAGTGTTCTCCACTAGCTATCGTCCGCTCTGATAGAAGAAATATTCCTATCTCGCTGCACAGCTACGATTTCTTACCTTTCCACGTGCCTCATCTCATTCGGTATCGTGGTGGCTCTGTGCTCTCTCGCTACCCTCGACGGGATTTCTCGCCCGCCTTTCTGTATCGCTACAGATTCGTTTGCCGGATAGCTCTCTGAAATTTTGATAATAAATCCCCTGAGGGAGAATAAATTCTCTCTCTCTGGAATAATACCAAAATCTCTGTTTTGTTCCCTTATGCGGCACTGACCCACAATTGTACGCCTAAACGTGATAGGAAAAATAAGGGTACGACGACCCGCACCGCACGGAATTTGTACGGTGTAAATTTCCCACTGGCTAACTACTAGATAGCCAATGGGGAAAATGTAGGGGAAAAGATAGGTAGTTTTTCGCTACCTATCTAGTTGTTTACTTCTGCAATTCTGCTAGTTGTGCCTGTAATTCCTCGATACGTTTCTGTAATTCGCTCTTGGTTTTTACTTTCTTTCTAGCTACCTTGTTACCGCTTGCAAATGCTTGATGTAAAGCACATAACTTACTGCCCAAACGCTGTAAACTATCTATGATTGTAGTTTGCACGTCTTTGTTGTTGTTGTCAAACCAAGCGAAGAAGTTTGGTAACTTATGCTTTTTTGAATATTCACTAACCGCACTTCTTACAACTTCTGTTTGTAGATTGCAGTAATCAGTATCAGAAAGCACGTAATTTGTTGCTAACTTATTGTAGTTAGCACGTGCACTTTCAAGGGCTTTTTTAGCCTCAACTACTTCGCTGTTGGTGCACTCGCTTAATAGCTTTTTGCGGTAACTATTAAGCACTTCCAAACACTGTGATAGTGTAGCACTACTTTTGCACTCGTTTACATAACTAGCTACCTTTGTGTTGGTGTGCTCGTAACCTTGAGCACCTTTCACGATTAATTCTTCTTTCATAACTTATTTATTTTAAATGGTTTACAAGGAAAACCCCTTGTTACCTATATAATAACAAAAGGAGTGCCAAACAACCAGTTAAAAAATAGCATAAAATTGCATTTAACATATTGTAAGTACCTAATTATCAGTTAGTTATATATTTTGGAACAATTACAGAGAATGGCAGTATTTGTTAAGATTTAATTAATTTAACATACATGACACCGTGTCATACATTTAAGTATTTAATTATCAGCTGGTTACAAAATGAAGGTGACAGTATTTGTTAAATATTTAACTTAATAAACATTAATCTTTACAAATACGTAACTACCTAGTAATCAGATAGTTACGACTGCCAATATGTCGGTTAAGGATATATAATTTTAACTATATATGTAATACAACTTTACTATTTTAGTTAAAATGTATTTAGTATGTTAAACCGTGAATAATTATACATGTATAATTATGGTAAAGATTTATTGGGTCAAGTAATATGTAATAATCTTTTGTGTTCCACGGTGTATAATTATACGAAAATAAGGAATTAAAATACAATGTAAAATGCTGATATTTAAGTGGTTACAATAATTTATAAACCATATAAACCAACAAATATTAAAAAGTGTAAAAATGGCTGTTTCACGATAGTTTATATAGTGTAAACCAACATAATTTGTACGATATTTTTATTATAGACCCCACACCCCATTATATAGCTATAAATCAGCGTGGTAGTCACCTCATCTAAAAATTTTTTTCTTCCGATTTTTAGCCTACTTGTAAGGTTTAATTACTTTTTTACCGAAAACATATTTATGCATATTCATTCATCTACCTATTTTTAACATTTGACAACATCAACTTCTATATTGGTGAGCAAAACCATAAATGTATATCTAATATTCATTTCATGTATATCCAAAATGTATATTTATACCCTTTATATACTAGTGTTTTAGCGTATATTCAGGATATTTTCCTTATCTTTGTATTGTCGATATTTTATAGTCGACATGTTGTAAGGACGAGCTGACACGTGTTATCCGTCAGAAAGCCCCTGTTTATCGGGGGTAATCCTACACAATAACGGAAAATTAATATTATTATTGTACATAAATGGAAAATGGTATTGCTATAGACACATTGCACGCTCAGCTGCTTGACCTTTCGAGACATGACGAGTACGGATTCGAAGAGCTCCGTTGTCAGGACTGGGGCAAGGCGAACTCTGAGAAGTACAACAAGCTGAAGTCTAATTTCATCAGGTCAATGAGACGTCTGGCGAAGAAGGCTCCGGTGAAGTACTATGGTGGTTCGTACTACATGTTCAACGGCAAGATATACGAAGTTGTTCCGAAGATAGTCCTTGAGCAGGCTTACCAGCTGTTGCTCCTCGACCTGGCCATGGCTCCGATGCTAGGCATAAGTACGGTGATGAACAAGTCGTTCATGGAGGTGATAGAGTGCTACAACATACTGAGACCTACCTTCGACATCGTTGCATTCGCCAACGGAGTTGTTGACTTCGGCAGTGGACTGAAGTATCCGAACGTGATGCCGTTCTCTCCCGAGTATCATGTCACATACTATCATCCTTACGACTACAATCCGAAGGCGAAGTGTGACAGATGGATGAACTTCATCAAGGAGGTCCTTCCGGACAGGACGTCAAGGATGATCCTCCAGATGTTCCTCGGCCTCGGTCTCATACAGAGAGGTACTGCATACAATCCGTACGAGGGGAAGGAATCATCGAAGATTGAGCTGTGTCTCCTGCTCATCGGTACTGGAGCCAACGGAAAGAGTGTCATCTTCGACGTTGCCTGCAACATATTCGGAAAGGACAGGATAAGCAAGATGGACTACGCCGACCTCACTGCCGACGGTGACGAGGGAATGAGGGGAAGGTATCCCATCAGGAACGCCATCTTCAACTGGTCTTCCGATTCCGACCCGAAGAAGTTCGGAAGGAAGAATACCGGAATGTTCAAGAGACTTGTGAGCGGTGAGCCCGTCCCGATGAGAAAGCTCGGCAGGGATATTCTGGAGGGGAACTCAATCCCCTACCTCATCTTCAACCTCAACGAGCTTCCGTTCCCTGATGATGCTTCGCTCGGATTCATCAGACGCTTGCAGTACGTGAGCTTCGATGTCACCATCCCGAAGGAGAGGCAGGACCCGGAGCTGGCGAGCAAGATCATCCGTGAGGAGCTGAGCGGAGTATTTAACTGGATATTCCGCGGCGCGATGGAGCTGAGGAGCAGGAAGTACAGGTTCCCGGCAGCTGAGGGCAGCAGGAGGCAGTTACTCATCTCTCTTCTAGGAAGCAATCCTATCTATGCCTGGATAAGGGCGTATGATATGAGGTGCAGTCGGGAGGCGAGGGGCGAGATTTCGGAGTGCATGCTTGCCAAGGAGATGTACGAGAGGTTCGTCGAGTTCTGCAAGGCCAACGATGTCGAGGATAAGGATATCCCTACGATTCAGAAGTTCGGGCGTGATATGAGCGACAAGTACGGCTTCTTCAAGAAAAGGTCACAGGGCGGAATGACGTATCAGGTGTACGGAGCGCAGATGATTGACCTGAAGCAGGAGCTTCTCATCAATGACGTGAAGAATAAATTGCGTGGTGAGGAGGACATCAAGCAGCCCGAGAGCTTCATTCAGCCTGATGATTAACGGTTATAAAACAGATTTCTATGATAGACAAGGAATATATCAAGGAGATTATCTCCCGTATCACGAAGAAGAAGGCTGACGGGAATATTGTTCCGGCCACTGCTTCGATGAGCGAGATTATGACTGCTGTTCGCGAGGATGCCCTGGAGTGCATGAGGACCATGTGTAACGAGAGTGAGATTGCGGTAAACAGGACGTTGAACAGTGTTTCATTCAAATGTTTGTAGCTTATGGAAGAAGAACGTAATTTTGAGTTTTTTATAGGCGACTGTCAGTTTTCTGCTGTTGTTTCGCCAGAGTCAACAATATGGCTACTACCTGCGGACACCAACGAAGAGGAGGTATCTGGCTCTATTAAGAAGTATGTAGATAAGGCTGCTGAATCAGGCGAAAGGATGTCTTCTTGCAGGTATGGAAATATCAGTGGCGAATTCACTATTGATTATGAATGCAGAGAAGTCTTAAACGAGCTGCTGCTCGAAATCACCTACGGCGGCAGAATCAGAAAAACCACAGAGCGCCTCAATAACGAGTGGCCAAAGAAGATGTGGAAGGTTTCTGAGGATGACCTAATGGTTTTCAGATTCGAGCAGATAGCCAAAAAGTTCGATTCTTCGCTTGAAAGACGGCTTTCTGCTCGTGAAAGGCTAGAAGATATACGTAGAACGAGATATACAGCTTTTTAATTATGAGAAGACATCACAATCCGAACAAGGTTCCTCCGTTTAAGCCGGACCCTGAGCATTGGACCAAGAAGGTTCATTCCTGGAAGGCGAAGGTCGCATACGAGACGGAGGATGAAGCCTGGGAGTTCCTTAAGACATACCCGAAGCTCATTCAGCAAGGAATGACCGTCTATAAATGCCATGTGTGCAATATGTTTCACTGTGGGCATAAGTATAACCATAAATAGTTGAGAATATGAAGAAGAAAGGATATTATGAATACGACCCTGTTATCTATCCGAGATTGTTATGTGTCGCTATTGGCATGAGCCAAGAAGATGCTAATAAGTGTTTTGAAGGTAGAAAAGGTGAGGTTTTGAATGTTGATTTCTCTAATTATGACGCAATAACCTACGATATAGTTAGAGAAAAGGCGAATAAGAGGCTTTGTCAATTTATTAATTTTGCAAGCAAGGATTCTATGAAGATGAGGGTTTGTTGCCATGAAGCTTCTCATGCTTGCGATAACATCGAGAATGATATTGGTATGGAGCACGGCGGCGAGCCTTCTGCTTACTTGATAGGTTGGATTGCGTCTTGCATCAACAAGGCTCGTTTGGGTATTGGAGATTTTATTGAGATTGAGAATGATGAAACTAATTAGCAAAGAAGAAGTGAAGAAAAACCATAAGGACATTCTTGGTTTGGATTTGTTGTTTGCGGAGAATTTTCCTCCATATAGTAGATTTTTGGAAAAATGTTTAAATACTTAAAATAAATCATGTACGTCGGCATCTGTGGCTACGTGCATACAAAAGGAGAATAGCTTATGATTAAGAAAGAAGATATTAAGGTTGGGCTGCGATTTTACATCACACGAAAGGATTGCTTAAAATGCAATTTTGACCCGATAGGTATTCAGGACGGCAGCACCCCTATTCTGTTCAATGTCGAGAGAAAGGATGCTGATGTTTATATATGTACATCTGTTAGCACAGATTACAAGTATTTCGCTCGTTTTAGCGATGCGGATATTATGATGTTTGGTACAAAGTACGATATAGTAGCACCAGTTGCCGATAATCATAAAATAGATATAAATTCCAACATTGAAATGCATGGAAATATTCTCAATAACTTGCATGATACATACATCAAGAAAAATCGTGATTATGGGAATGCTTTTTCCGAAATGTATGATGAGCTTGGTATCAACTACGGCTACGGAAAGATACGAGAGAAAGTGAATCGTATCAAGACGTTGAAGGACAATGAGGCGCAAGTCGCTAATGAGCCATTGGAAGATGCTCTTCTTGACTGCGCTAACTATTGTATCTTGACATTGATGGAATATCAAAAACGTAAGGAGCATGGAACAGACTGAATACACTTGTAAGGATTGCGTATTGATGAATGATGAAGATTTTGAGTTCCCATATTGCATGGGTAAAAACTCATATACATACGTAAACCCTGACGATGATGCTTGCGGAGACATTATTCCGCTGGTATATACGTGCAAGGATTGTTTCTTCTTTAAGGAAGGCAAGTGTTGCCACCCTACCGAGAAGAAGTTTGCTTCAGAAGAGAATCCATCTTGCACAGATTTCGAGTATAAGGAAATAAAAGTTGAACTTTAAAATATTGTTATCATGGCATTACCATTTGGAAAGACTATCAAGACAAGACACTTCACCGTGCTGAAGTTCAGCAAGAGCTTGTCTAAGAAAGAAGTTGCTTCACTCAGAGAGGATATCCCTGCTGAGATCAAGAAGCATTTACAGAGAGGCTCGCTGCCTTTCATCAAGATTGCGAACATTGCCGGTACATGGGGTATTGAATACTCTATCGGCACATCAATGTACGCTGCACTCGATGAATGTGTTCCTGTGGCTGTAGGAGACCATTATGAGTTCTCCAAGGATGATGGAAACATTATCGAGACATTTGCCCAGCTTATGTATGCGGATACATCGTTGCCTGGCGATGCAGAATACACGGCAGGTAAGCTGAAGCTCCGTGACGAATACCTTGCTCGTGAGGCTGCGAGACTGAATGCTGCTGCCGACGAGGGTAAGACAGAAGAGCAGCTTCGCAAGGAGAGCGATGAGGCCGTACAGGAAGTCATCGACCGCGATAAGCACGCCGAGACTATTCTTGAGATGGCAGAGCAGATTAAGAAGGAAGGAGGCAAGGATGAGCGATAAATTGCTTGAGGTCGTTCAAGACCACACTTCCCTAGTACAGGCACTCCAGTTCATTTTGGAGGCCGCAGAGACGAAGAAACTGCCATCATACGGAGTTCTTCCTACGTTTAATGACGATATGCTTGAAGATCAGGTGCGAATTGCGCTTGAACTCATCACCGGAGAGAAGTATCCCTGATTGAATTTACATTTTTTTCTTCTAACTTATATATAAAAGCGAGGGGCAGCATCTGTGAAGACACTGCCCCTCTTATTAACCAAAATTTCGAATTATGATTCACAGAAAGAATCTGTAAACATAAGACTGTTTGCAAAGGTAATCTGTTTTGCTGAAATCCTAGTAAAACAAAGTTACTTTAACACGAATTTAACTATTTCTTCTTCTTTTGGAATGTCGCCTGGCCATTTTTAAAGATAATGCAGTCCTCGCAGCATCGTGGCATCGACAGAGGAATGTAGTAATGGACCACATTGTTTTCCGTATCGATCTCGTCCTGCTTAATCTTAGAATAGTCTGCTATCATGGCTGTCGTCTTTTGCCACTCTGGAGAGCCAAATTTCTGCTCTCGCTGAGCGATAACGAGGTTTCTCAGGATCTCTTCCTTTGAGGTAGCCTTAATAAGCTCCTCCTGTGTAAGTTCGTCGCTATTCTCATTCTTCACTTTCTTACCCTGCACCTCTGCGATTCTCTTCTGAACGGACTCTTGGGCTTCAAGCAAGTTCATCTCGTTTTCGAGGAAGGATTTCTCCCACACACCTATTCCTTCTCCTTGGAATGCGATGGCCCAGCTGTCACGAACAGACATACCTGAACCACGGAGGCTGGCGTAGATGTAATAGCGAGGGTCTTTCATCTTGAGTGCCTTCGCTTTCTTGTATGTATCGACGGATAACGTGTATCCTTTTGTTTCTTCAATCATAATCTTATTTCTTTTTATTATCCTTAAATGCAAATACTGTGTAGCAACAACATGAAACGTGGAATGGAGGGTATGGATCTTTGAAAGAATGGAGTCCGGCATCGGCTTCGTTTTGACAAATCAAGCACGGGAAGTCGCTTCCTCTCTTGACATAGAATCCGATAGCCTTATTCTCCTGCCCATACTCCTGCTCTGCCTGTCCCCACGCTAAAGCAATCACTTGAGAAGCGTTTCTTACGATATTCTGATAGGCGTTCTTGTAGTAACCTTTTCCATAAGAAGGAACATCGATGTTAATATCCTTTCTCTTCGCTTTGGTGATGACTGATGCGTGATATGGGTCCTTGTAGCCTGTGCGGATGGAAGACAGGAGCTGCTGTTCTGAATATCCCATCAATGTTCCTGCCTTGATCATTCTCACGATGTCTTCAGCAAAGTTTCCGAGATAGACGGCGTTTCTTTCGGATGTCGTCTTTCCGTAGATGTCGCTGACGAGAAACGATTCGATGTTCTCGCTGTCAATCCCTAGAATCTTGCATGAAGCCTTGGAGTAAGCAGAGATGTAACTGTTGATGCTCTCCTCTGCCTCAGCAGTAACATTCTTGGCATAAGAGAGCAGGGCTGACTCGTTTGTGAGCCTGCCCGCACCTCTGTATCGCTTACTTGCGGCAATTATTTTCTGTGTCGATTTCCAGAGGATATCAGCAACATGGTCCTCGCAGTTTCGGATTGCCTGCAAGCGATTTCTGCTGTAATCGACAGAACGTTTTAATTCATCCATAGGCTATTAATGGGTTTGGTTGTAGTGCTGCCAGTTGTTCTCATTCGGGGCGTTCCGATTCTCGTCCCATTTGGTTCCTGACTTATTTGGGCGTCCAGCTCCGCGACCCGTACGTACGTTTCCACTACCTCCATTCTGAATATTCAAAGTAGCTTTCTGCTCCTCGATTGCATTTTGAGTTTCGTTATCCGCACGTTGCATATCCATGAGGAGGTCCTGCTGGTCTTCCTCCTTCTTCTCTCGCATAATGCGGTCGTATTCGTCGTTGACAGGGAAGTCTGGACAACGCTCAGATGCAGTCTGCTTTGAGAGGAAGTTGTTCTGAACCGCTGTCGCTAAGTTTGTTATTATTTCAGATTTATTCTGATGCACGTAGATTTCCACCCAAGCGTGAATAGGAAGACCGGTCATAGTGGCCATGCAGTTTTCTTCAACTCCGATACCATACTTTGAGATACGAACAAGTTGATCCAGGAACGGATGCATCTTCTTAGCATCGTTCTCAGCAACCTCGATAGCAGGAGAATAGAGCAGCTTAATGGCAACGCCCGGAAGGTCACCCGACTTCAGCTCCGGTGGCTTTACTGTGAACGAAAGCTCATAGATGAGATCATACGACTTGTTGAGCTGTGTCGCAAATGCATTGGAAGCGTCTGTTCCGTTAATAAAGTCAGCATCACCATTCGTATCGGTAATCTGAATCATCTTAGCCGCTCCGTCTGTATCTCCAACAACGGTAATGTCGTCACCATCGCCCTTCAACTTCATTATAGGGAAGGCGTAAGCCTTGTTGTTCTCGCAGAGATAAGAGAAAGCTTCCTCGTAGTCCTCGATGTTCTTCTGTACAACAGACCAGCATGGTCCGTCATCGTTTCTTACGTATGCAACAGGGATAAATGGGAAGCCGTGAGCTTTCTCTTCAACGCAAGTGTAGTCGTCGATTCCGAATATCTTGGCAATTCTCTTGATAGTCTCCTTAACCCTGCCTTCGTTAACTTGCTTCTTGAAGCGGTAGAATGTCTTGTCATCCCACACCTCTACCCATTCAATCTTTTCATTACCTTCCTCGTCGAAGTCGTAATACTTGCGAGCAAACACAACGAGTTCACCAGTAAGAGGGTCGAACTGAGGATACAATGTGTCTCCTCTATCGAAAGCCAATGTGCGAGTACCGAATTTCTTGTTTTTATCGAAGAATCCGACTACAGCAGCCTCAGCAACCTTCATGTACGAACTTACAGCCTCATAGTGACGAATCTCCATATCGTGCATATACCATCCCTTCTTGAACTTGGCAAGGAGATTAATATACTCTTCCTGTTTCTTCATCTCAGGATCACCGGCAAGCTCAAACTGAATATCGTTACCTGTCATGTGGAGAACGTGCTTCGTATGAATAACCTGCTGAAAAGCAAATGCCGTTCTTTGAATCTCCTGGACATACCATTTCCCGTCTTCCGGGTTCTTTCTCCAGATGTCAGGGTAGAGAACCTTGTCGAAGATTTTGTGGGACGTAGGATAGAACTCACGAAGGAAGTCCTTCTGAGTCTTAATCACTCTGTACAATGTATCTTGCGGCATCTGAGGGTCTTCATTATCGGACACCTCGTTCCTGCAATAGCCATCGTGGGTCATGTACCCCTTTGGCGTGAGTTCAAAGAAAGGCTTCTTTACGAGAATCTTTCTGAAATTTGTTACCTTGATAGCATCCATAATCCTTTTACCTTTTTATTTTTCTTTTTTGTTAAACTGAATATCATTACATAGAACCAAGATTCAAAGAAGTCAGGCGAGTGCCCGACATATTTCTTGGCAATCTTCTTAGGTAATAGCTTGAATCCCCTATCATCGCTATTCTCGTCACGTCTGAGCATCTTACGCTCCTTCTGAAGAATCTGTCTGAGAGGAACCTTGTCAAATCCGTTTCCTGAATACTTTCTTTCAAGCAGGGCCGAGTCGATGGAAATCTGCTTCTCCTTTATCATCTTATAGAATAACCACGCACACTGAGACTTCAAATCCTTATAGAGGTATTTGATTCCTTCTTCTTCCTGATGATTCCTAGCGATAGGTGCTGCCTGGTTGTTGAATGGGACGGCATCTTTGAAAAATCCCTTGAAATACTGACCGATACCCTGCATATCGTAAGTGAAGTTACATTCCTCGACACCCCACTCTCTCAGCTTGGCCTCAACTACAGAAACGAGCGTCTTAGGGTCCAGCCTCAGCACAACCAAGTCTTTGCAGTGCCATCCTTCCCAGAGCCACATCACGAAGTTATCGCCGCCGGTGAAAGCAATATCGGCAGAAGCTCTGCGTTTTCCATCTCCTATCTGTTCTGCATTGTCGTAGATTTCATCAAGGTCTTCCATCTTGATCATGTCATCGCCGGCAGCTTTCCAGTTCCAGTTAGCCTCCAGGTCTCGCATACGCTGTTCCTCATCCTGCTGGGCAAGGTTGGCGATATATGATGCATCGGTGGAGATAAGCTTAATGTTCTCTGATACGTCTGCACGGATGAACGTTGCTGACTTAATGAACATTTCGAGCTTCGTGTATCCAAGCTCTTCGTAGCTGTCCTTCCAAAGGCTATCGATGATACCCTTGCACTGCTCGTATACCTCTTCTCTTGTGTCGCCCCAGTAGATTGAGTCCGGTGTATCACCATCCATGAAGCAGTAACGGATAACTCCGTCTCGCTCCGGTATGATGTAGCCGTTCTCGTCAACCCACCAGTCGATGAACTTTCGTACCCAAGATTCCGGGTCAGGGTTACATGTAATCCAGAAGCGGTTTCGGATATGTGCTGCGTTTCTGTTGTTGGTCAAGAGGTACTTGAACTTCTTGTATGGGCACTGAGTACCCTCATCGATGCAGACATAGGCATACTGGCGACCCTGGAATCGTGTCTTGAAGTCCTGATAGGCTCCAGCATAGTACGAGAATTTGAGCCATCCTCCGTTATTGAAGTTCCAGGTCATATCATTTTGAGACTTATTGTAAGTTCCAAATTGGGAGAAAAGTTTATAAGAGTCGGTTACCAGCGACTGTAAGTCATCTTTCTCATTTCGCAGGATGGTCGCATGGAAGTCAGGGTTCTTGATATCCTTCAGAACTTCCATTAGGGAAGAGAAGGACTTGGAGTTGTGGGTGACGATAAAGTCCTCGACAACGAATAGTGAGTCTGGATTCTCAACGGCGATGCAACAGCAGTTTCGCTTGCCGACCGGTTTACAGCTGACAATCCTCCTCTTTAATTCCTTCTTTCTGTAATCGAATCTAACCTCCCATTTCTTGTTTGACTTCCTCTTCACGTAGCAAACAGAACCGAGACTATCAACCAGATACTTGAAATCGAATGCTTTCTTCCTTGTCTTGAAAGTCTTCTTCCAGTATTTTCCAGAAAACCTGCCTGATGTTTCGATGATATGCCTTAAAGATTCAGTTCTCTCCGCAACAGAGGCTAGACCGAACCTTTCATCAAACTCAACAGGCTTTACGCAAGGGATAGCGATATGGTAGCCTTCATTGATGTAACTTGCTATCTCACAGGCAAGATGCGGCATAAGCCTCCTGTCGCCATCGATAGACACATTCCATATATGGTCATCCGAGCATACTACACTTGATCCGTCTGATAGCTCAATTTCATAGCAATCTCTATCCGGATAATCAATTCGGCCTAATACCCTGTGCCCCTTACCGTCATGTCCTATTACGGTGTCACCATATTTAAGATTCTTGATTTTAATGAACCCTCTAGTAGTCAACACTCTAGTGTCTTCATCCAGTGGGCCACCTCGCGAGCCGCCAACTATCTTAATATCAGCGTCTATAGACAGCATACGCTCCTGTCCGCCACGCTGAGCTATAATCTTCAGCTTGTCGGGATGCTTCTTGTCGGTGTCTCGTAGAGACTGAATATACTCTTGCGTATATACAGGTTCTCCGTTATCCAATTTTAATCCTGAATAAATATCTTTCTGCATAAAAATACATTTTATACGCAAAAATACACAATATTTTTGTATAATTGCATAATTATTCGTATATTTGCGGTATTAAAACGTATATTTATACATTTTCGAAGTAGAAGAACTACTTCAAGGATAACATTTTTAATAAAACAACAACATGACAAGAGAAGAACTCTTAACATTAGTGAACAAGGAGGCTGATACCACCAAGTTCAAATCACTTAGCCAGAAGACCATCAATGAAGAACTTGATGATGTTTTGGAAGATTTCGGTGACGATGAGGCAGCAAATGCCAAGTTGGTTACCAAGTTAGCAAATCGCCTTAAGCGCATGGACGGAAACCTGCACAAGAACGTCTCTGATGAGATCAAGAAGAGCAAGGAGGAAGCCGAGCGCAAGAAGAAGGAAGAGGAAGAGGAGCGCAAGCGCAAGGAGGAAGACAAGGACAAAACCGGTTCTGACGACAAGTACAATGAGCTTCTCAAAGAAATCAAAGCCCTCAAGGAAGCTAACGCAGAACGAGACAAGAAGGCTGCAAGGAAGGCGACCATCGAGTCTGTAAAGGCAGGTTTGAAGGATAAGTTCGACAAGGCAAACCTTGAAATGAAGAACTACTTCCTCAATGCTGCAATCGCAAAGCTGGAGATTCCGGACGAAGATGCCAACATCGACGACCTGGTTTCTAAGGCTGAGAAGATCTACACCGCAGAGTACAAGGAGGCTACCGGTGAAAACGGTATTCCTGCAAAAGGCAGTCGCACGTCTAGCGGAGGCACGTCCACAGATGATGACAAGTTTATGGAAGAAGTGGCCGAGCGTCGAAAGAAGAGATTCGGCGGTGGAGACAAGAAGTAATTTCAGGATAACAATTTTAAAAAGGTAAAAAGATTATGGACAACACTTCTATTTCCTACATGGAACAGATGGGTACTCGTGGTATGCTGAACCACGGCGCAACCATTGTTCAGACAGAAGGTAAGGTCGGTGGAACCCGATACGTGTTTGCTGGCCTTGAGGCACTCATCAAGAATGCCTTCGTTCACCCACCTATTGGTGGTAAGCTTGTCAACCCATTCAAGGGCCAGGCTAAGATTTATGCCGGTGACTTGATCGAGCACGACCTTGGCTTTACAGCAGGCAACGATGGTCCTGGTGCTACCATCAAGATTCTGAAGGCTTACGGCGTGGCAAAGGCTACCGCTGCGGCTACAGACACAGACATCTACATCGTTCGTAACGGCTTTGTTCACATCCCGTTCCCTGGCGACACCATCATGGTCGGTCAGAAGGACTTTAAGACAAAGGCAAAGGGTGTGACCGTGACCGCCGTGGAGGCAACTACCGACACATCGGCTGGCGACGTATGGAAGCTGACCCTCTCGGAGACGCTTGGAACATTGAGCGCTGGCGACGTGCTGGTTGAGGCAGAGAAGGCAGGCGCGAGCGTGCTGCCAATGGTAACCAACCCTAACTGCTTTGCTCCGAACGACAATGACTTCCCTTATTTCGATGCCGGCGGCGACAAGTACCACAAGCCTCGTACAAACATCAACTTCTGTATGTTGAATCCAGACTGCGTTATGTGGCTTGACCGCATGGGTCCTGTTCCTCCTGCCGTTAAGGCGATGAACAAGTCACTCTACCCAGAGTTCTGGCACATTTAACCTATTGTCTAACGTAAAAAGATTGATTCAGGATTATGGCAAAAATTGATATTGGTGTCGAGCAGCTTGCGAAGTTCTTCACTGGTAAGGGCAACAACACTTACCTTCAGAAGTTCATCAATCGCGACGGCGTACTTCGCTGTAACAACGGCTGGTATCTGACACAGGGTGACATTGATCCAAATCTCACCCCTACATCTAACAATGGTGATGCAACCTTCAAGGTTCGCACACGTACATTGAACCCTGCAACCTTGATGAACCTCCGTGCTCCTCTCGGCGAGGGCTATCAGAACGACCACGAGGGTATTGAGTGGTACACCGCTTCAATCCCAGACTTCGCTGCTGACGGCTTCCGTGAGACTGCGACAGAGCGTTACCACAAGATGAAGCTTCTCCAGGATGAGTTCGGCAACGACGCTGACCTGGTTGATGCTTACCTCGACAAGGTACAGGTATTGTACGACTCACTCGACATGACTATGACCTACATGTCAGCCAAGTTGAGTTCGACCGGTTTCATCGACTACGACAAGATTGGTCGTGGTATCCAGGAGCCTCTGTATGACGCAAAGGTTCCAAAGGAGAACTTCAAAAAGGCGGGTGCGCTTGCGTGGAACGATGCAAATTGCGACTTGCTTGAGCAGATGCGTAAATTTGAGGAGGATTGGCGCAACAGCCATATTGAGTACCGCAGCGTACCTCTCGTATGGCAGATGACCAAGAACGACTACAATAACGTGTTCTTGAAGAACAAGCAGATTGCTGAGTTGTACAAGAGCTGGGCGAACGCTAACTTTGTGGCAGTTTTGCAGAACTACGGTCCAAACAACGCAATGTTCTTGAAGTCTGTTGTTGACCTCAACGGTCTTTCTCCTATCGAGATTGTTGATGAGGTTGAGCACAACAAGCGCTTCGATGGTACAGTTACCGAGATTCGTGGTTGGGCAGACGGAACAGTCGTTCTTCGCCCTGCTGGCAAGCCTTTGCGTTTCATGCGCAAGGAAATTCTCGATAAGCGAATTTTCGACACTCTCGGTAACAAGCTCGTGGATGTTGCTTGGGCACAGACCAACAACCGCCTCGGTTTGCTTCGTAACATGGTTACAGCGAACGGTATGTTCCAGGAGTTCAAGACAGACTTGTTCCTCGCTTCTGTTCCTGCCATGCTCGATTCTCCTTACCGTTGGATTATCGACATTACCAAGAAGGGTTAATTCTTTAACGTAACAAGATTGTATGACTATGGATTCGGAGATGAACATTTACACTGTGAACGACTACCTTATTAATAAGGTGAAGTTCGAGATGCCGATGAAGGCTCTGTTGGGCATCATGCACGACAGGGAGCTTGAAAATGGCATCGACCTCGAAGCCTGCGACAAGGACAAGGTAAGACTTGCCTATGCCGACATGCTGAAATGGTTTGTTCTTGGTCCGAGTAAGGTGAACAACACCTCCGATTCCGATAACGGATGGACTCATTCGGGAGGTGGATATGATATGTCGGACAACGACAGGAGCGAGATGAAGGCAGAGGCTAACGCTATATATGCGGAGCTGGAGCCTGATTCGATGCTCAAGAAGAAGTCCACCTTCCGGGTGACCTCCCACGGAGTAAAGAGGGCGAATTATTCTCCCTGGGGAGAACCTCTCCCTCACATCATCAAATAAGGCGTATGGAAAAGGAAAACATCAGAAACCCAAGATACCCTCACATCATCAAGATCGTGAGGAAGGTCGTCGGAAAAGCCGACCCTGATGACCCGTTTGCCGATGATGATGCTCCAGTTGGTGAGGACAAGGAAATCATTCTCTACTATGGCGAAGGCCGCAGCTACACCGATACCACTACAGAGGGAGACAAGAATGTCGACCAGAACAAGAGGAAGGCATCGATTCCGGTCAGATATGACGAATGGGATGCTGACAGATGTCCTCTTGACGGCGACACCATCTACTCCACTGTCGGCAACAATACCGAGGTAGGTATGGTCAAGGACTGCGAACCGGATAATAACAGGACTGTCGTTTACTGGAATCTCACTAGGGTTTAGGTTATGGCAAAATACTTTAGCGGAAAGCGTCTGTCTCTTGGAGCGCAGTTCGAACATCAGATTAAGCCAATGGTCGAAAAGCTGGCGTATGACAAGATGCTTGCGATTATGCAGGAACTTGCTCACAGAACCGTCAACTATTTCAAAGAGAACAGGACGTTCTACAATATCACCGGTAACGCATATACTTCGTTCTATGCAGCAGTGTATTACAAAGGAAAGCTCGTTTACATGGTGCGTGCCTCAAAGGGTGAAAAAGCACCAACGAGAGTAACCCTGGCGGAGGGAGAAAAATATAATCTCCCGTTCTACTACGACGGAGGTGAAAACAATGGCTATACCGGTAAAGTCGGTGGTGGTCACCAATGGGGTCCTAACCTTATATACGGACGTATCGGAAAAGTCAAATCATCAGGAAAGGACTGGGCGCTCGTTGCGATATGTCCTGTTGAATATGCAGTATTCGATAAGGAGAACCGCATTTTCGAGACAGTTTACAACACATACGAGTCTCTTCCAGATATGTTCGATGCCTGCGTAGTGTACGCCAATAGTTCAACTTTTAACAAACTGTAAGCTATGGTAGATATCAAGCAGATATATTTCGACTTAGGGAACGCCGTAAAGGGTATATGCGACAATGTGTACCCCAGGAATCGTCCTAAGGCCGTGGATACCAAAATAGGTAGCTACATCGTCGTAAATGCTCCGTACACAATCAGAAACAACGAGATGAACTATGATGGCTCCTACAACGACTATACTACCACTATCCAGATAGAGGTGTATGTAAGAGATAAGGCCTCCTCGGCGAATCCTAATGGTTTCAGTCCTGCGGAAATGGATAAGAAAGTCAAGGCGGTCCTCGAAAGATTCCCGATTTCTACAGACAACATCATCGTTACTAGACCGAACGTTGCTATCCAGGCTGACGACGGCGCAGGTTTTTCCGTGACAATCATACAGGGAAGGTTACGTACTAGATAAGTATTCAGGTATAACAATTTAAAATATTTTAGATTATGGCTATGACAACTATTGACAAGATGAAGGACATTTTCAATGGTCCTAAAACTCTGCTCTACTCAAAGGCTATTACCGATTTGAGCAAGGCTTCAGTTGACATCACACCAGAGATTGAGCTTCCTGTTGAGGTTGATTCTCTTAAGGCAACCATGGAGGATCCTACCATCAATCACTACAAGGTTATCGGTCTTGCCGGTGACTGGGCAACTACCGCAGAGCTCGGCGACTTCAATGTAGAGTTCGTTGTTCCTTCAAAGGCAAAGGACCTGCTGAAAATCATGTTCGGCGAGGATGCAATCACAGAGTTGACCAAGGTTACCTTGAAGGGTACTGGTGACGCGACTCTCGATGCTACTACCGGTTTTACCGGAGTTGCAGTTGAGCCTAAGAAGTTCAAGATTAAGGGTACTATCGTCATCGTTGACGATGAGAAGGAGAACCTTATGATTGTGACAAACATTGCCCTCTATGCAACGTTGCAGTGGGATGACACTGGTTCAAAGCCAGTTGCATTCAAGTTCGCCGGTTCTATCGAGGGCGCAGGCATGCGCAGCATCGCTTGGCTTACTAAGGCTCCAGGTGCTGGTGATCCAGGCATTGGCGGTTAATCAAGAGAAAAGGCTTCTTTAGGTAATTAGATTCAGGATAACAAACCGTTGGGCGGCAGGCTAATCAACAGCCGTGCCGCCCTTCTTCATTTAATAGCATACAATCATGGCAGAAGAAAAGAAAATAGAGCAGCCTTCAGTGGACTTGCAGGAGTTGCTTGACAGCGTGCTGCACGACGAGCCTACCGAGTTCGTGTTCCGTGGAAAGAAGCACAAACTCGGCTGGCTTCGCAAGGGAACCATGAGCAGGTGTTCTCATATCAGGGCTAAGGAGAAGAACGAATGGAAACGCAACGTCAAGATTTGCGTCTGCATCCTCCTCAACAACATCTGGAAGATTCGATTCCTGTATTGGATCTACTGGCGTTGGCTCTACTACATCAAGGATGTGGATGTGGCCGAGGTTCTGAGGGTCCTCGATGTTTCTAAAAAAAAAATTCCATCGAACGCATTCTCACTGGCTACCATATTAGCGACCGGGATGACGGACGTTATGATGACGATGACGAGGAGCGAAGCAAAAGCTATCCAAGCAGAACCAGCTGGGGGGCAGCCTTCTCGCTAGCAGAGAAGTTCGGTTTCCTCTTTCAGCGTAAGTACTTCATCGCGGCCTACGACTACTGGTGGGGCTATTCATCGGCACAGATTGACCTCATGGTTGCAGACCAGCCTCTTGTCGTCTATCCTAAGACCAAGAAGGAAGGTGGTCCAAAGAAGCATACCAAGAAGGAGATGGATGACCTCTACGACAGGTGGATGGAGAAAAAGAAGAATGAGGGAAGCCTCATCGGCAAGAAGATAAGTCTTGCTGATTACTTAAACAATAAACTCTAATTTTAAAATATTCAGGATATGGCAGGTGGAAATTTAGGTGACTTGTGGTTTGACTTAAACATTAAAGACAGCAATGTTAGGTCAAAACTGAAAGAAATTTCAGAAGCACTTTCGGAGTTGGATCTAAAAACTGAGTCCGGAAGAAAGTCTGCTGAGAAGTTATTTAAGAACTTTAATAGAGAGAATAGCAAAGAAATCGCTGAGGATTTTAAAAATATAGCGGCCCAAATGGGCATTCAGGCTCAGGAAACTGCAAATCTCAGCAAAAGACTGAAGGAGTTATCGGAACTAAAAGCAGACATTCTTCGTAGAGACAAGGAACAATCCGAGCACGGTAACTTTGTTGCGATGAAAAATGAAGCGCAGGCTGCACTTGATTTAACAAATAGATACAATGAACTTGCCAAGTTAAAAGAAGATATCTTAAGACGCGACAAGGAAATGGATGCTCAAGGGGCTTTCGTGACGCTTGTTAACGAATCGAAACAGGCGCAGGAACTTAATGAGCGTTACAGGGAAATGCAGCAACTGAAATCCGCGATTTTGGAGCGAGACAGACAGTCAACCGAGCACGGTAACTTTGTTGCGATGAAAAATGAAGCGCAGGCTGCACAGGAGTTAGCTGTCAGGGAAAGAGAACTCGCTGAGTTGCGAAATGCTATCGTACGCCGTAATGAAGAAATGATTGCTGCCGAAAATAGGCTAAGAGAAGCGACGGAGCGAACTAACCAGGCTAGAAGAGAAGCAATTTCAGTATCTAGGAAACAGGCAGAATCCCTTGTACGTGATAGAGTTAAGGAACTCGAAGCACAAAGAATACAACTGCAAGGGTTGTTTGGTAGCGGCAAGAATACATTATCTACAGAAGATTTGGCTCGTATTAGGGCTGCTTTTTCGCAAATAACAAGCGAGCTTAATACTCTTCGAGGAGCTATGGCTAATCTTAGTGGGTATTCTATAAGAGATTTATTCTCAATGGGACGAGGAACAAGCGACTATTCTCCTCTTATTAGAAGTATGGAATCCGCTATTAGCCAAAAACAAAAGGCTGTAGATCTGGAGAGAAAACATCAGCAGGAAATAGCTCTATCTGCCGCAAAGGTACGAAACGATCTCGCAGCAGCATTCGCCGGAGCAAACGCTGAAGCGAAGAAGATGCAATCCATAGTCGGAGACATCAAATCTCTCTTCTTGCAGGGAGGTATTGTCTTTGGTGCGCAGCAATTCTTTAATTCAATCGTACAGACCGGTGGTGAGATTGTTCAGCAGCATGTAGCGTTGCGCTCTATCATTGGAGATGTGCAGAAGGCTGACGAATTATTCGCTCAGACTCAGCAGCTCGCATTGCAGTCTCCGTTCAAGTTTGGAGAGCTGAACCGCGATGTTAAGCAGTTGGCCGCATTCGGAGTTGAGGCGAATGACTTGTACGATACAACTAAGCGACTTGCGGATATATCATCTGGTCTTGGCGTAGACTTCGGACGATTGGGCTTGGCATTCGGCCAGGTAAAGGCTCGCTCTTGGCTCGATGGCAAGGAATTGCGCCAGTTTGCTTACGCTGGACTTCCACTCTTACAGAAAATTACGGAGCTTTACAATTCAGAAGGAAAGAACGGAAGGAACAATTATACCCAGGCAGATGTCAAGAAGATGATTTCCGGGAGGCAGGTAAGCTTCGAGGATGTTCAGAAGGTACTGTGGAAAATGACAGATGAGGGTGGCCAGTTCTACAATATGCAGCTCGTGTTGTCCGAAACCCTGCTTGGTCGCTGGAATAAGCTTATCGACGCGTGGGATATTATGCTCGGTAAATTTGCAGAAGGAAAGAATGTCATAGGCGGTACGTTCTCGTTTATTATCAACCGAGTAACAGACTTAGTATTAGCTCTTGATAAACTATCCCCTGCTATGCTTTCTTTCGGAGCTATATTTGCTGCAAGGAAACTTGGACTGATGGCTTCCGGTAAGCTCGGGTTGGGCTCAATAAACAAGAACTACACTCAGCAGATGAACGCTCAGCTGAGGACTTACGCTATAGAGCAGCAGCAACTTGTTACCGAAGGCAAGATCACCCAACAGAAGGCATTGCAGAATGTTCAAGCAAGAGCATACTTGTTGTCTGACACTACTTCGAGAGCAAACGCGATGTCTCGTCTTGCGCTTGAAGGCAAGATGTCTGTACTTCAGATGCAGAAAGCTGTCAAGGAAGGTCTTGTTACAAAAGAACTTATCAGACAGCTTGCCGTGATGGGGCAGATTACAGCAAGACAGGAGCAGATTATACTCGGAGGAACACGATTTGCCGCCGTAATGAATATGGGTATCTCTAAGATAGGTGGAGGAATCAAGTCCCTATTTACGATGCTTGGTGGATGGTGGGGACTTGCTATCGGGGCAGCTGTTCAGATATTCTCCAGCTATAGCAGTGATATGGATAGAATTTCCGAGAATGCGAAGGGATTCAGGGATTCTGCATACAACCAAAAGAAGAGCTACGATGATGAACTCGCAAATGAGAAGCCTGCAAACAGTGCAGACTTGCAGCAGCGAGTAAACTCAATGAAAGAGCTCCTTCGAAACAGCGGAGATTACACACAGACAATAGAAGATCAGATTACAAGGGCGAAGAATCTTAACGAACAGTATGATATTCTCAATAAGGGAATAGTAGCCGCTCGTGATAACTCACAGCAGGAAGCAAACGATTCGGATGTGGTTGCTGGAGCACTTGGAGCTTCTGGCGGTTGGGGTTCAGGTAATCCTTTTGCAGACACGATGGAGGATGCTGTCGAAGACCTCAACGAGGCAGTTATCAAGTACCAGACGCTTTTATCCGGACTTGACGAAGATACAAAGTCGAGAATGGATAGCGTTGCTAATCAGTTCCTGAAGCCAGAGGAAAGAGCCATGTCTCTCGATGAGAAGATTCGTATTCTTGCAGAAAGAGGAGGCGCAAACTGGGATTCTTTCGTTTTGAAGTCAAGTAACGGAAGCAATGATATTGCAAATAGCATTTATAAAATAGGAATAAGGGCCAACAAGGTTAGTGATCAGATAAATGATATCGCCAAGAATAATATTCCTAGAATAATTAGGTTCCTTAAGAAGTCATTTAATCTGTTCGGCGCAGATTTCTCGAAGTGGTGCAACAGGAATTCTTCGCGCTTTGCGAGCATGATAGAAAGAATGCTCGATGCGTGCAAGGTGAATGTTCCTCAGATTCGGGAGTACTTGAAGTCTATCTTCTATCAGGAGGCCGGAGCAAAGCAGCCAAAGAAAGCTGGTGGTGGTAAGACGGAAAAGCCAAAGACACCTATGCAGCAACGAGTGCGCAGAAATCTATCAAAGAAAGGAAAGAGCAAAGCGAAGGTAGAATCACAGGCAGCGATGCTCGACTCTTACCTCGATGAAACTTCCGACTATAATACGGATAATAACCTGCAAACAGAGTTGCAGAACAGGTACAACGAGTATAAGAACCGCGAGAACAAGTTCAAACGCGGCAAGATATCTAAGGCACTTCGAGATGAGGCTTGGGAAAGCTACAATAGCTTGAATCAGGCGGCATGGGAAGGTCTCGGCTACAAATTCTATCCGCAAGACAAGAAGTCCAATAAGGTTCCGAAAGGAAGACACGGGAATTCAGGTCGCAAAGAAGATATAGAGCTCAAGCGTTTACAGGAGCGTCTAAGCAGTCTTAAGTCTGCAAGACAGATGTACCAGAAGTACAAGAGCATCATGCCGGACGAAGAGGCAAAGAAGAAGACTTACAATCTCTTCCCAGAGGTTACCGGTCTTAATCTTGACGACTATCAGAAGGCTGTCCATTCTCTCCTTGAAGGATTCAGTATAAACACTACCGAGAGAAAGAAGTTCCAAACTTCCATCTATCGTGAGGTCGCAGAGTGGCTCTTCGATGAGAAGGATAAAAAGGAGTATGAAAAGAAGGCGGCTGATTTCAGCGAGTCTATGAACAAACTGTCTGAGCGATGGGATTTGTATAAGAGTCTTCTTGAAAAAACTGGTAGCAAATTCTTTGCTGAGTCGGCATGGGTTGACGCATTCCAGATGGATGACAAGGTACAATCTCTTATGGACGAGTATTACGCTCACTACCATGAGATATTCAATCTTCAGAACTCTCTCAATATGACGGATGGTGAAGCTAAGGCAAAGCTTAAGCTACCAAATCAGTACGAAGAGTGGAAGAAGATTACAGAACTACTCCGTGGTAATTACGTTAAGTCTTTGCAGGATGCTGCCGACATCATCGAGAAGACGGAAGATTATGAGGATAAAATCTTAAAGATAAGGGAGAGATACAACGAACTTATCAGCAAGACGAATGATCCTGGTATTAAGGCAAGGTACGAGATTCAGAGAGACAAGGAGATTGGTCAGGTTAAACTCGACAAGTTCAAGAACTCTTCTGATTATCTCAATTTCTACGGAGCTATCGTTTCTCTCGGTATGGATAAGGCTCAGGCTATCGGGACTAGAATCAGGCAGAATATCAACGAGGCTCTGCAAAACGGAGCTATCGATGCGAGAGAGTACTCCAAGGAAATCAAGCAGCTTGATGAGCAGTTGTCGAAGCTGACGAGTCCAAAGAAGACTTTCCTCAATGGAGGTCTAAAGGGAATGGCTGAGCAGAAGATTTCTGATGCCAGCGAGCAGATGACCATCGCAGCAAGTAAAATTGCTGAAGGAAAGAAGGTTCGTAAACTTGGCCTCAAAATGGGGGACGAAAACTTCGTCAAGCGTGGTGACAGCATGATTGCCAGTGGAAAGGCTATGATGAAGGCTGCTGAGATTCTGTTTAAGGATGGAACAAAGGCGAAAGAATCTCTTGATAAGTTTGCTAACGTAGTAAGCATTATCGACCAGAATGTACAGGGAATGTTCGAAGCGTTCAATGACATCAAGGAAACAGCTTCTCTTCTCGGCGTTGATACCGAGTCTGACGGATGGCAGGACGCTTCTGCCTTCTTCGAGACATTCTCCGGCATGTCAAGTTCACTGTCAAAGGTGGTAACAAGCGCAGAGTCCGGCAACGTTGGTGGAATCCTTGCCGGTGTCACCGGCATATTTACCTCACCTATCAAGGCGTTTGCAAAGGCTCATGATGCCAAGCTCGACCGACAGATAAAGCTTGCAGAGAGACAGCTGAATGAGTTAAAGAACTTATCTAGTAATATTAGTTCTGTCATCGAGCAGACCCTTGGAGGAATATATTCTTACGAAAGGTCTTCTGATACAACTAAAAAGCTCAACGATGTAAAGAATGACTATAAGGCTTGGGAGGCTTATTCCAAGACCGATACGGGCAAGGCTTTCTTCGGTGGCAAGAACTTGAGTCACTACAGCAAGGAGACCTACGATGCTGTGATGCAGACAGAGACGAACCCTTCCGCATACGCAGACCAGCTCGCCCTACTCCATGCTCAGGAAGACGAGTTGAGAAAGCAGAGGCAAGCCGAGGAGGACAAGAAAAAGACGGATAAGGATAAACTCGCCGACTACGACCAGCAAATCAAGGAGATGCAGTTGCAGATCAAGACTTTTGCACAGGACTTCCTTAAAGACGTTTACTCTATCGATATGAAGAGCTGGGCAAGTACACTTACTGACACCATTGTGAGTGCATGGGCTAAAGGTGAGGATGCGGTAGATGCCTACAAGAAGAAAGTCAAAGACATGGTTCGCGATGTGGTAAAGAATATCATTACACAGAAAATCATGGAAAAGGCGCTCGAAAAACCTCTAGAATGGCTTACGTCCGTTCTTGATAAAAAGGGACAGCTCGACGAAACGGACATGATTAATTTTGCGAAGCAGGTTAATGAAATAGGAGATAAGGTTGTTCCTCAGATAACCGGTCTTGCTGATGCCTTAAAGAACGAAGGATTGGATATGAGAGAGGACGGAAGTTCCTCTGCAACCAACTCGATTAAGGGTATTACCGAGGAAACAGCTGATATTCTTGCATCCTATCTTAATTCAATAAGATTATATTGCGCAGAAGATAACGCGAATCTCAAGCAGCTGACGGAATTAACTAAATCTGTTCTACCTGAGATAAGCGTAATCGCAAGGTCTCAGCTTACCGCTATGAATCAGCTTGTTACTCTTGCTGAGTACAGAAACGGAAGGCTTGATGATATGTATGATTGGATGCGCTCTGTAACAAGGGAGTCCGGATCGAAGAGTCTAAGGTTGAAGTAGATTAAAAAGGGTGTGAGAAGAATAAAAACTCACACCCTTTACTCTTATGTGTAATACCAATAGTATCCTTTGTAAGATTTCCACTTTCCTCGACAGCACAACCCGATATACCTTGGATATTTCACGCCAAGAAATCTGTCGGCAGATTCTATACAGTCAAAATCCAAACGTTCGCCAGTTAAGATGTTGATGCCGTAAACAGCCCTTGCCATAGGATTTTTGCTTCTAAACATTAGCTCCTTTTTATGGCAAATAGTATTTGGGTTGTTTACGTTTTCTTTTGCCGTAGCCCACCTTAAATTGCAAACATTGTTATTCTTAGGATTCCCATCTATATGATCAACCTGTGGCTTGTTGAATGGATTCGGTACGAAAGCCTGTGCTACGAGTCTATGAACCTTGAGGAGTTTGTGAGCTCCATCAGAAAGAAGTGCAACGCCAAGATAGCCACATTTCATTTTGTTTTGTGACAGCATCCTTCCTTTGTACACCTTACCTCCTGGTATATTGTATCTAACTCTTGTCAAAGAGAAAACTCTTCCACATGTAGAAACCGCATACTTTCCTTCGTACCCTTCTATTTCTTTCCATTTTTCGCCATCTAAGCACAAAATTCGGTCTCCATATTGACCCAAAATAACATAGTTATCCATTATTCTTCCTCCAATGATTAAAATTATTCCAATGATTAAAGAGAAGGGAAAGCCCATTGGATTAGCCTTGTCAGTCGGTAGCTACTCCGACCTATCCCAATGCAAATATACGAAAATAAATTATGAATACCTATACATTTAACGTATATTTATACAATAGTTTACGTATGTTTATGCATTTAATTGTATATTTGCATAAAAAAATGAAATAATTATGTTTAAAAAAAGAAATTTATCAGACAGAATGAAGAACGAGGCGGTTTCACTGGGTCTTTGCGCTCAGTGGACCGCCGAGTGGCACGACAACTCATCCAAGCATGAGATGGTCGAGAAGTTTGTTAAGGGTATCGACTTCTGTATCGGAAGAAACTGGCCTTCGACCAAGGATATGAAGAAGTACTTTGGTGATGTCATTCATGATCATGGTGTGTATGTTGACGAGAACGTTGACCTGCAAAACCCAAATATTGTCATCCTCAATGGAGAGTGTGTAGCAAACATCAACTATGACTGGATGGACAGTGGAGAGATATACGTAAGGCACAAATCTTCACTTTACCTGAAGGTTAAGGGATTCTCCAGGGTGTTTGTCAATCTGTTAGATGGTGCAGAGCTTCATGTTGAATGCGAAGATACCGCAAAGTGCTTCGTCTATCAATACGGAGGAACAGTCGTGAAAGCTACCGGACCAGTCAATATCAGGGATAGACACGATTTTAAGTTCAATTAACGCATATTTATGCGCATATTACTTGCATATTTATTCTATTTTTTGTATATTTGCAATTATAAAAAGTTGAATTAAGGTATGAAAGATTATTTCAGGATATACATGCAGAAGGAAGGCGATGGGAACGAGGTAAAAGACTCCATCGCCGACTTCGGTATGTACGTTAGCGAGAGTCCGTTCAAGCCTTGTGATTCTGTCAAGGAACCAGCGAAAAGGGAGTGGCACGATGAGCATGGTGATGACGAATATATCGGAAAGGATGGACTTTATATGGCAGCCTACGAGAATAAGGTTAAGTTTATGTTCCACGGTGAGGCTTTCGGCGCTAACGAGAAATGTAAGGCTTTTATTGATTACATCCGCAAGTCAGGCATGATGAAGATGTATTGCGACTTCAATAGAATCGGAAGACAGCATGTAAGACTTAAGGATATTGATCCAAACCTATATAGAGATCCGGATAACGAGGACTTGCTAGTTCTCTCTATCACTTTCAAGTTTAACGACCCTGTTACTGATGTCAAGCCGATTAAGGACGCACAGGGCAGTATTTCAAATTTAGGATAACACAGACACATGAGCACTTGGAATATTTATCATAAGGATGGCTCGAAGCTGATAGACGTTAACGGAGAGCAGATAACCGTTCATGGATTGGAATACTCCGATTCTTGGATGGGTGAGTGCTTCGTGACTATCAATTTCAAGCATGAAGTGCCTATCAACTTTCAGATAGGCGACTATATTGTCTATCGTGGCGAGCGGTTTGAGCTCAACTACGAGCCGGGCAAAGATAAGCAGGCAAGACCTGACACCTACGGTGAGGGCTTCGTTTATGACAGCGTAAAGTTCAACGCATTGCAGGATGAGCTTTCTAGGGCTGAGTTCCTCGATGTGGTATTGAATGACAACGAACTCCACTACACCGCCCTACCGAAATTTCCATTCTACGTACAGACTCTGGATGATTTACTCGACAGGATTCAGGCGAGCCTCGACGAGCAGATTGGTAAGGGTCTTTGGAAGATTTACTCCAGGAACATGGAGCGTTCCTTGCAGCGTGGTGCCCTGGAAAGCGAGTGGATGTCAATGTACGGCGAAGGAACAAGCGATAACGTCATCGAATCGATGTCTATCACAGTGGATTCACAGACCTGTTGGCAGGCCCTTGCGCTTGTGAACGAGAAGTGGGACATAAACTTCATCGTCAGAGGAAGAAACGTATATGTCGGTACTACCGGAATACAGGCAAAGCATATCTTCAAGTATGGCCTCGGTAATGGGTTATATGAGATTGTTCAGAACGCTGATTCCGACCAGAGTGTCGTTACGAGACTGAGAGCTTATGGTTCGGAGAAGAATCTTCCTTCTCATTACTATGCGGACCTCGGTGTCAAGTACGTGGCGAATATCACGAAAGTGGTTACAGCTAGCACAAATGTTGAGCTTGAACTGGATATCGATTATATCGAGACGTATTTTAAGAATAAGAGAAAGTACGTTGTTTCCGGCGAGTCACAGGAGCAGTCTTTTGGTTGGGTTCTTCAAGTAACGTTCGATTTTCAGACTGTCATCACCGGTTATGTAACACAGGCATACGACTCTAAAAAATGTAGATTCTATTCTGAGCTGAAGGGAACACAGACAGACACAGGAGATGAGGAATCAAAGGAGAAGCTGGATGCGTTCATTGCACAGGTTAAGGCAGGAAACACGAAGATGTATATCACATCCGGCCTCAACAAGAAGATCGTTCCTTCGTCCATGAAGGAATATGCAGAGAATCTCCCGAACAATATGTCAATCAACAGGCTTATGCTGCCAGGATTTCCTCATGTATCGCTGAGTGACTTCTATGATTCGCTAACAGAAACAGATAAAAAGTATGTGAACCCTACCGGGAAGCAACACAGATTCTCTACTGACCCGCATAGACCATATATCGACTCTGTTAATATCGACCAGATTGGACTCCGTTCGGCGTCACAGTTCTTTGATACAGACGATAAAACAAATGGAATCATCGAAATCTACCCTACAATCGAAGAAATGGTTATCGGTGGCGTGCGTGTTGATGAGATTGATGAGGGTGTATCTCCGGATGATGATGGCCGATATGATGGCGACCCTGGTCCGAATAATGTTGATATTTATCTCAGCAAAGCTGTTGATTTCGATATAAAAGATTTAGCGGACGACGATTTCTCAATCTCCATGAAAGATGGTATGTGCGGTGGCCGAACGTTCAAGGTAGCATCCGCAACCAAGGTTGATGGGAGATGGAGGCTCACTATCGAGCGAATCAAGGACGATGCTCTTGAGCTTTGGTTCCCATACAAGGACTATCCTATCAGGAAAGGTGACCATTTCGTTCTTACCGGAATCACACTTCCTGATTCGTATGTCAATGCTGCGTCTCTGAAGCTCCTTAAGTACGCAATAGCGTATCTTGATAAGAACGACTATACAAGATATGTATACCAGCCAAAGGTTGATGAGCTTTTCATGGCAAGGCAGCATGACCAAGCACAGGCAGATGATACAGGAGTCATTAAGAGCCTTCATGATACGCTCAAAGCTGGCGATCTGATGGAGTTTGAGGATACTGACCTTAGAATCGGTGGGACCATTTCTATCGATCAGCTTATAATCAAGGAAGATGACGGTAAGATTCCTACCTACGATATAACTCTTCGCGAGGATAAGGAGGTTGGAACTATCCAAAAGATTCAGCAGCAGATTTCGTCGCTTCAAAGCGGAAATGGAGGAACTGGTGCAGGCTTGACAACTACACAGGTCAAGAACCAGGTTGCGGCAGAGGGAAGTAAACACTTTATTTCGAAGATAAATGATGATATCGCAAAAGGAACTGTTACCTGGGAAAAGTTTCAGAGACTAATTCAAGGCTTCTTCCTCGGTCACACTAACGAGTTCAGCATAGATGGAAGTGGTAACGCTATCCTCTCTAGTGTGTTGGTGAATCTCTTGAAGTCACTCGACTTCAACGAATCAGAACAGAGCGGGTTTGCAATCAAACAGAGAAGCGATGGTAAGTATCAAATGTTGCTCACGGACTTGATAGTATGGGGTAAGGCAATCTTCAACACTCTTGTTATACGAGAGCTCAGCTACGTTGGAGGTAACATTGTTCTCTCCCCTGCTGCTGGCAAGATAAGCTACATCAAGGAGCTCTTCAGCGATACAACGAATGAAATGATTGGCTGGAAATGCTATCTCCTCGCCGATGATGGAACTACTGCTACCATCAATTCTTTCAAGGTAGATGACCAAGTTCGCTGTCAGACGTTTAATATCAAGCCTGGTGTCTATGAGAACGTGAGTAATAAAGACTATTGGAGACTTGTCACAAAGGTCTCAACAGAGAACGAGGTAATTACCGATGCCGAAGGTCACGAACTATATGACGGCAAGAAGTTCGCATGGATTCAAATTGCGAAGGACAATTGCATGGAAGGCTCGGACAATCCTGCTGCTGGTGATACCATCGTCCTTATGGGTAACAGAAGCGATACAAGCCGCCAGCACATTCTGATGATGGAGACCGAAGGAGATTCTGCACCGAAGTTCACCATGTACCGTGGAGTCAATTCCTATACTTTAAAGGATAAATCTATCTTTGACGTTGGATTCGATGGCATCAATATCGTTACCAAATACTTCAAGATGGTAAACGTCAGCGGTGAGAAGATATGGACTCCCATCTATCTCGGAGATTGGAAGGAAGGGACGGAATACAGCTACTATGATGAGGTTACTTGGCTTGGCACAAGATGGCTCTGTATCTCTCCAGAAGGACAGACCACGACCGAAGAACCGTCAGAGGATTCGCCTTATTGGAAGGCTACCACCAACGTGTATACACCAAAGCTATACCTCTATACGGATATAGTCAATAGCGGAATTGCTAAAGGCGAAACTCACAACATTACTTGCAAACTTATGCTAGGTGATAAGGATGTGACAAGCGGAGTGGTATCATGGAAGGTGACACGCAAGACTAAAGATTCGGTTAATGATGCAGCTTGGGCAACCAAAGATAAGGTTAAGAACTTCGCTGGTTCTATTGATATTGTTTGGTCTAACGATGGAACGGAAGACGATTTGGGTAATAGTGATACCGCAGAATTTACTTTCACGGCTACAACCACTACAGGAAAGGTTCATCAAGAATTTATTAAAGTTTAAAAATAGGAGATTAAAATATGAGTAAAGAAATTCATCTTTCGGCAACCGCAGCGGTTCGAAGAACACCGACTGGTGATACACTATCACTCAGTTTGCTGACTAATGGTGTTCCGCTCTTTCAAGGTCTTAACCCCGATACGTATGTTGTATCTCCTGCATGGAGTGAGAACGGCTCGCATCCAATTATTACGCCTAAAGTAGGTTCGGCACGTAGAAATAACGTGTCGCTCATTTTGCATGCGTGGTCATATAATGGTGAAGACCTTGGCTTTTCAACCGATGGCACAGGGTGGGAAACGTCAAGTGTAAACAACAACTTCAAGATGAATCATACCGATGGTTCTCTTGCTATCATCGGAAACCTAGCGTCTAAGTCCAATCAGGATTCCGATACGCTATCCTATTCGGGAACTGCTATACTTGGAGCAAGCACATATCAGCTCGGAAAAAGCATAGATATATTGGTATCAATGCTTGGCGGTTCTTCATACTTCGGTGGCGTTACAGCAGATACAACAGTTCTCAGTAAGGGGCAGACTACGGCAATACTCAGACCTTGGTTGTTCAATTCGGCTGGCGGTGAGGTTACATCTTATTCCATTAATCTGTACAGAGGAAGTGGCTCTGACCTCGCTGGAACTTACGATAACCCTGCAAGCGGAATTGCTATACACAGAGACAAGACAGGTGATACCGATAAGCTCTATGTTGACAGCCATCAGCTCTTTGTATTGGAGTTTGTTGTTAATGGAGCAGCAGTCTACCGCACAGGTATCAGTATTGATGACATTTCTGACATCTATCAGCTTACCTTAAACTCTACGGGAGAGGTGGATGATAAAACCAACCAGATATTCCGATGTGTTGTCAATAACTGCGAGACAGGAGCATCACCAAAAACAATTACTGGTAATGTTCTTTTCAAGATTTATACTGAAGGTGACGGAAAGGTGAAGGATATACGCTCGGCAACGATGGCATGGGCTGATATGGTAGAGACTGGTTTTGCTGTTAAGGATGCTGATACGAAGGACGAGAACGGAGAGATTATCGGAGTATCTGTTTCAGCAGACGCTTATTTGTCTGTCAATGATTAAGAGGAGGAGCGCTTATGCCAATAGTAAGTAATAAAGCAAAACGCATATTCGCACCTCTTGATATTTCGAAGTCAGTAGTGTGTAAATCACCGAAGTCTCCATTCATGCAGACTACGGCTGGAGATAACTTCTTCCCCGACAGAACACAGGAAGGATATGAATGTGTTGCATACCCTCTTATCAATGCTACGGCAAAAGATGATTCATGGGATAGCAAGATGTCAAATATCTCTCTCGCTAACATGGTATGGAAGGTATCTACTGGTACGGAATGGACTGATATATCTAAGGTTCACGCATGGAGCGGAAAGTATAGCATTGATACGAGTAATACATCGAATCGTGGTACGCTTACCATCAGAAGGAACTTGGGAAATAATGAGAGCCAACAGTTGATGTTTGAAGCTGACCTCTATGATTATCGAACCAAATCCTTGCTGCACCTCATCTTTGATCCTGTAACTCTGTATACTGCTGACAAAGGTGCTGACACATACGGAATAGGTATTAGAGAAGATACGGACATTTCATATAACCCATTCCTTGATAAACTTTCGCTTTACGAATATAAGGTAGCGAATGGTATTATGAATGCATCGGAAGAAGCAAGAAATGCTTGCTTCGATGGCAATCAGTACGAGCGACATATACCGATTGACGTTTATAAGACGAAGGACAAAATCACTACTGGGTTCTCTATAGAGTTGTATCGAGGAACGGCTAAGATTTCTGCATCTACTGCCGCAAGCCCTAATGAGGTTATCTCTATCTCAACATCTGAGATTGTACTTGACCTCAGACTTATTGAAAGAGAGAATTACACCATTAAAGCTGTAATAGGCGGCAAAACTGCTGCTCAGTTCCAATTCTCAGCCTCTAGGTTCTATCCTTCTTTCGGGCAGCCTAAGTTCATGGTATGTAACAATATCGAATGGGGTAAGATATTCCGAACCAACAAGGCTATCATAGAATATAACGGAAGGGTTGTTGAATATCCTAACCGCATCGTGGAATTGCAATGGCATACGGAAGCTTCAAACGGAAGTGTCATTACAAATAAGTCTTGGCAAGAGGGAAATAGCTGCACCTTCTCTATAGAAGAGAGTGGTCTTGGTGAAGTTGAGAGCGATTATCTCGAAGAACAAATAGAATACGGACAGAGACATGCCAACGACTATCTCATTGATGAAGATAGCAATTACCTGCTTGATGAGGATGGCAATCCGTTGATAGATTAGTAAATCATAAAATAAAAGAAAAATATGGGTGTAAAATTAACAGAGAAAAAAATCGTGTCGGCAATGAATACCGACCAGACTTTTCTGATTGTTGTTGATGGTGCTCTTTGTAGATTAAGCCTCGGTGACCTTCAGAAGATGATGGGCAACAATATCTTCTATCCAACAATCACACTAGAGCAGTCTTCTAACCCGAAATTCGCTCTGCCTACGCCTTTCATGGCAGACATGTATCAGAGAGCGATGGGTGGATATATGATGAAGGTTGTCAATGGCAAAGCATACGCTGCCAAGCTTGACCCTAGCACATGGGAGTTTTTTGCTGATGGAACAAAGGTGGATGATGCGTCTAAGTATGAGACGATGGTTCATGTTCCTGACTGTCACTTCAAGGCTGATAATAAGACCTTGCAATTTGGTGGACTGTTTCCTATCCCAGGTGGCAAGACCTTCGATTCGCCAAACTGGGTAGGTGCATACAAAATGTATGTGGATGGAAGCGGTGTTGGTCATTCAAGACCTAATGTTGCTCCTTCGTATTCTAGAACGATGAGCGCATTCTTGTCTTGCGCCCAAAAACTCGGCAGTAACTTTGGACTTGCCAACTACGGCTTTCAGTGCCTTGTTGAGGCACTGTATCAGGTAAGTTTTGGCGACCTTAACTGTCAATCCGTCATAGGTTCTGGATTCCAAAGTAGTTCTTGGGAAGCATGTCGTGATGTACCGATGGGCAAGTGTATCTCTCTCGGCGATGGTAGCGGTAAGGTGCTCTATAACGATGCTACTCTCGGTAATCAATACCCTGTCAAATTATTTAGTTTTGAGGACTTATGGGCTAAGCTTTGGGAGTTCCGTCCAGGTATCCGCTTCTACATGGATGGCGATACTAGATATGCTGTTGTCTATAGCGGCAACCGAGTAAGCAATACTGCTGATGGCAGAAAGTTTACCGTACCATCATCCGAAAATGGACAGTATATCACAAAAAAGACACTTGGTGCATATTGGGATGCGTTTCCGCAAGCCGTAGGAGGCGGTGATAGCACGTACTACTGCGATGGATTCTGGGCTTCGACAATTGGCGAGCTGCTGCGCGTTGGGGGTCTCGCTAACTCCGGGTCGCAATGCGGTCTTTCGTCTGCGAACTCGTACTCCGGTTTCTCGGACTCGGGGGCGCTCATCGGCGCTCGCTTGGCTTTCTACGGAAACCCGACAATCGTGAGCGGTTCGGAGCTCATGGCGATGTAAGACAACGCTTAGCGTTGGCTGTACATCTGCCAGTGAGCTAGACAGAAATAGAGAATTAATAAAAATAATATAAAACGCAAGATTGAAACTGGAAAGTTGAAATCTCCTTTAAATAGGATTCGCAGAAGCACAAAAATATAAACAACCCAATTCCGTGCGATAAGATTTTCTACAACCATGGAGTGGGTGAAGAAAAGGTGATACATCATGGAGCTGCTGAACGTTGGGGGTAACGCTAACAACAGGTCGCAATGCGGTCTTTCGTATGCGAACTCGAACAACGGTTTCTCGAACTCGAGGACGAACATCGGCGCTCGCTTGAATTACTACACAGGATTTCTATTTTTAGAATGACGATATAATTTACACTGTTCCTCGCAAGTCGTAAAGCTACGAGATAGTTTGGACGAGAGAGCACATGATTGAACCTGTCTCGATGGAGGAATATTTATTCTGACAGAGCGAAGATTAAAGGCGTTGGGTATGAGTGGTCGGGTATGTCCGACTACAACAGAGTCCCCTCTCGCAAGTAAGTGATACAGTTGTACGTATGTGCCGAAAGTCAGTGAGCCGAGAGTGTAGAAAGCCTATTGATAAGGAAAGCGATTTTTGAAATATTGGTTGAAGTATAAAAATGACGGACGCACAAGAGCTGGCGTATAAGCGAAAGGCTAAACTTCGCAAGAAGCATAGAAAGGTCAGAGTAGAGCTTGTTAGTGATATGACTAACCTCAATATTGCGGTAAGGAAATCACGCAAGGGAAAGGAGGGAAAGAAGGGAGTGGTGATATTCGATAAGGACTATAATGGAAACCTTCTGAGATTACAAAGAAGTCTTATAGATGGAACTTACAAGACTAGCGAAGGGCACGATTGTATGAGACGATGCCCTTGCGGTAAGGTAAGAAAGCTTCATAAGCTTCCATACTACCCAGACCACGTTGAGCAGCATGCCTTGATGCAGGTTCTGATGCCATACCTTATAAGAGCTCTCTATATAGAGAGTGGTGCAAGTGTAAAAGGCAGAGGAATGATTTATGCGAAGCGCAGAACTGAACGATGGATAGACGAGAATAAGTCATGTGGAAGATTGTACTATTGCAAACTTGACTTCGTTAAATTCTATGAGAACGTAGACCAGCAGGAGATATACAAATCTCTGTGTGATTTCTTTACCGATAAAGGCGTTAGAAGGCTTTTGCATGAAGTTATCTTTGCCTTACCGAAAGGTCTAGGTATTGGTCTATATCCTATTCAGACCCTTACCAATTTCTACATGAGTATCTTATGTAGATTAGTATGTAGGAAATTTGATGTTAAGGTAGAAATATATTGTGATGATGTCATTATATTGGGTAAAAACGAAAAGGAAGTATGGAAAGCCATCAACTTCATATTGAAATATGCTGATGAAGTTATGCACCAGCAGTTGCACGATAACATCGGAATGCAGATAATTGATGAATCCCATTTCCTTGATTTCGTAGGATACCGTTTCTATTTCAACCATACTTTGTTGAGAAAACGCATGAAGGAGAAATTCAAAAAGAAGATGCACAACCTGAAAGACCCTATGAGGAGATACCAAGTGGCTATGAGCTACAAGGGTTGGTTGATGCACTGCGATGGTTTTAATCTTTGGAGAATGATAACAAAAATGAATAGTTTTGAAGATTTTGATATGCCAGAAATGGAGGACAGAGATGCAAACGGCAAGAAAATGTTCGAGGGTCAGAGAATGAGTGCAAGCTACTTTGCCGAGAGACCTATCGTTTTCCTTGGTGTTGAATTTGACGTAGACAGCAAGGTTCATAAATCGGGAAAGAGTAATGTTGTCAGCGTTGAGGAGAACGGACAGAAGTTTAAGTTCTTCACTAATAACAAGAAACTCGTAGAGCAGTTGCAATGGTGCTATGACAACAAGAAATTCCCATTCATGGGCAAGTTGCGTAGAATGAATCAGAGCGGCAACCCTGACTTCAGAATCGTAGGAACAAAAGCATAAGTGTAATATTTGTAAAAAGAAAGGATATTATCATGGAAATTAGAAAGTCTACATTCGATTACTCACCTAGTCTGATAGAGTATGAGGGTAATTATATTCGCATCAACTTTGATGTTGAGCAGATTGAGTTAGCAAATGGTACGGATAGCAATGAAAGCAAAAATGCTACCCGAATGGCTTATGCCGCACATGTTGTCCGTATCGAGCAGCCTGTGGAACGAGACAAGGTGATAGACGCTATTGTCACGGCAGTCTATCCTACCGATAAGATGCAAGCTATAATCAACAACCATTTCGCTAATCTTGCCAAAATTGCAGATGGGAAAAAGCTTGATGCCGATGATGAGGAGCATGAAGCAGAGTATGATGCTATGCAGAAATGGCGCACGAAGGCGAAGGCTGTAGCTAAGGATGTTTTAGAAGAGTATATCAGAACTCATTAGAAGGAGGGTAGCCTATGACAAAGGTAGTACATCTGTATGCCTCTCAGAGGGTAAGCAGAAGAGCAAAGGATGGTGAGCCAGGAAAGCCTGGAATCTCCCCAGCAGCCTATCAAGTTAGCTTTAAGTTGCAGAATCATTATGTTTATATCTATGTTACTAAGACTCAGGGCGAAACTACTACTACACATCTTATCGGCAAGTGGAATGATACGTTGACGTGTAACGTATACATTAACGGAGTCTATACTAACTATAAGGATAGTGACGTAATGAGAGATAGTTATATTGACCTTTGGGCTTTTCCGTCAGCAAAGACCATTGAAATCGTCTTGAAGCGGAAAAGCGATGGTCAGCAATTAGCTATAGGTAATTATGCTATCGTCAGCGAGTTTGAGATACAGGTGAATCCAGAGGTGGTCGTGTTTGATACGGATAAAGATGGAAATCTTACAACACCGTCCAAAACGGCTACGATTACATGTCTGCGAAACGGTATGGATGTGACGCAATCTTGTGTTTTTTCGTTTGATAACTGTGCACATCTTAACTGTAGTCCTAGTATAAATAGCAATACAGTTATTATCAAAAAGATAACTACTGTTACCGTAGACGATATAAATATTCCTAATCAGAATGGATATGCTCAGGTACAGATTACGGACGAACATGGCGAAAAACGCTATGCGTTTGTGAAGTTTCAGGTGAACATCGCTATGTTTGTTGGCGATGTGTATCACGATACTAAGAATTTGGTTTCTAAGTATACCGAAATCTCAGACAAGGTGGATGGTATATCGGGAAAGGTTGATGATCTTCCGACTCGCGGTGATTTGACCAAGTTCGAAAGTTCCATTCTTCAGAGCGCACGAAGTATCTCTATGGAGGTCGTTGAAAAAAGCATACTTCGCCGTAATCTCCTGCGAGGTTCGTCATTCGGTAGACACGGCGAAACTTACCTCTCGCCAAATGTCATAATAGAGAAGAACTCAGGCATTGATGGTGTGAATTGCATCCACAGCTCGGATAAGTATTCGGGAACTGGAGATGGCAACTACATCGGTGCTTTTTGGGATTCTACGCAGGGAAATGGTGTTGTTACAAACATTCCTATCGTTAAGGGCAAGAAGTACGTTATATCCTGCTGGATAAAGAGTGACAACTTAGACTTGCTGTTTTGCATCGAATGCCTCTACATGAAGAGCATCAATCAGCAGAGCAGAGACGATGCGAAGATTGCAAAAAGAGAGGCTTTTAAGGTTACAGAAAAGAATAAGTGGCAGAAAATTAGTTGTGTGCTTGATACCGACAACGCAGATGCAACCGAATACTTAGCCGTGAACTTCTGGAGTAATAATAAAAACGTTCCGAAGGTGACTGATGCGAATGGTAAGACTTATTATCCTACATGTCACGCTTATATCTGTAAGCCGATGATGGAAGAGGGAGACACCTATAGCGGTTGGACGCTATCTGAAGAAGATTACGATTATGTAGGTGGCAACCTAATTGACAATACAAGGTTACTACAGAAGAGTGACAATTCCAGTGCCGCAGGTGCTCTTACCGTTGCTGGAGGAGAGATTACTGCGAATGGATATGAATCCGAATATTCCGTTGCGCATGGAGACACGACATCATTTTCATCATCATCTTATCTTGAGTTGCTGAAATGGAATGTGATTGGTTGTGTTGCTAGCAATCAGGATTACGTATTTTCTTTCCTTGCGAAGGGCACTGGTACGGTGAGTACTTATCTGTACAAGGATGGATCGCCTCGTTTATTTGTCGAAGGCTCAAATGGCAAGAAAGACGCAACATCTACGGATGGCTATGCAAGTTTCAAGTTGACGAACGAATGGAAGCGATACTGGGTTCACTATTATCTGCAAAAGACAACGGAGCATCCTCTTCCTGAGAGCCTCCTAGTAAGATGCTATGCGGACAATGATGTCTACATCTGCAAGCCGAAGCTGGAAATAGGTGCTTACATGACCGAGTACACCGAGCGAAAGACCGATTTGGTAGATAAGGCGAGCTTAAAAAAGGCAGGTATAGAGATTACGAGCGAACAAGTCACCTTATACGGAAATAAAGTGCAGGTAAAAACCCCGAAAGCCAATCCTTCTGAGGGTTATGACGAAGCAGCTATGTTCCAAAATGGAAAGCTCAATGCGAAATTCATCAACGCAGGAGACGTCGTAGCTAAAGGTATCAATGCTCAGGAGATTACAGCTACTAAGCTTAATGTCACAGGAGATAGCAAAATCGGAATATGGAGCATAAAAAAGGATGATAATTGGGGGGATATTATGCAAGCGAAGGGTACAGAATATAATGGTACAACTGTTGTATCTGGTATTCAGTATTGCCCGTTATTTATCCGAGGTGGCTCGCTTAATACTGCTTATTTTCGCGTAGGTACGTCCTGTACGGAGTTTTCATACCAGTCATCTGTGGATCATTTTAATGCCGTGTGGTTTGGAATGGCTGCAAGAACTGTCTGTAAAGGTTCGAATAACAACATGAATCTTCCAACAAATTATACTTATAGTACCCAATACGAACCAGTGCAGTATATTTATTCTGAACAGAGTAAAAAAGATTCGCCTGCGTTGGCTATAAATGTTATTGCCAAGGGTTTTACAGGTACACCAACGGCTATACAGACAAACGGCGCTATTAGAGGAGTTATAGCCCCTAATCTGAGAATTATGAATTATAGCGGGCAAATAAGCAGTTCTGATTGTATAGTGATAGTTACGAAAGGTGGCATTACATTGAAATTGCCAGCTGGTCCTGTTGTAGGGCAGACTTTACTGATTTACTCAAAAGTGTCGTCAAACGTGTATATCGAGTATGACAGTTCTGGTGGTTACGGTACAGGGAAGATGTATTCGGACGGCAGTTTGCAGACTAAAATAAGGATAGGTAGAGCAGGTACTTTTACCTATTTTATTTTCGACGGAGAGAATTGGTGTTATGCTTACTTCAACGGTTCGCACGATTCTGCATAAAGATAAATTCATTAAAACAATAGAATAGTATAAAGAAATAAAATTATAAGCTTATGAAAAAGATAGTAAAAGGTAATGACTTCACGCTGCGAATCCCAGTGATGAAGATGGTAGAGGGGCAACCACAGGCTTTTCCTCTGCCAGCCTGTACGGACGTTGTGGTATAGGTGTGTAATCAGTTTAGGCGCAAGATGGGTATAGGCACTTATGCCAATCAGGAAAACCTCACGTACCTTGAGAGCAGGAAGCGTTATCATTGGCTTTCGTATGTATTTTAAATGTTAAGGCGGTTTACAACATGTAGCCGCCTTTCTTTTTGCTAGCAAAAACTTTCAGATTGTTACTTTTTGTAAAGTTTAACACAAAAATATTCTCATTTTCGTTAATTTTGTGCGGAAAAGGGTATCTTTGCACCATCATTTAATTTAAATCAACGAATTATGAACAATTAACTATAGACAAAAGGAGGTATTTCAATGACAGAAGAACAAAAAGACGAAGTCCATCGGTTAGTTCAATCAGTCGGTGTTGTACAGTTGTCAAGAGTAATGTTTAAGGACATGGACGTTAGCGAAATTATAAACGTCATTATCCTTGCAGGTAGAGGCTACAGCATAAAGCTACTCACTTGGTTTAAGTATTATTGTGAAGTGATGCCTCTGTTTATCATGCTTTTTCATATTGCATGCATGGTAACATTTGCGTCTCATGAAAAAGAAATGTGCGTATGGTTTAAGGAGAATTGGGTATCAGCAGCATTTATCTATTTCTCTGTTTACATCCATCCGCTTGTGCTTATACTTGCGAGCAGATTCTTTTGGCTCTGCTACAGATGGCGTATTCCGATGATAATCTACCTATTTGGGATAAATGCTATTCATATCGTATACTGGAATGTTTTCACCACCAACGAAATGGTGGAAGCTAATGTTGTAATACTTGTAATGACCATTATATTTTATGTATATGGTTTTGCCGATAAGTATTTCTCAGGCAAGGGCTGTCAAAGTTTAATCTCTAGATTATAATGATATGGGAAAGTTATTTGGTTATCACACCTTGGGAGTGTTATTAAAATCGTTATCGGATTCTTGTTTTCGAGCAGACGAGCAAGAGAAGAGAGGGGAGAAGGTAACTGCTTGCGGAATGAGTAGCGATGAGATAGAAGACCTTTGTGAGAACTATCTGCCGTATGCTCTCAACCCAATGATGACTGCTGGACAGGTGAAGAAGGAGGCGCATATCAGCGAATCTACCCTAAGAAGGGCTATCGCTGATGGGGAACTGGAGAGCGTGGGGAACGCTGGGGACCATTCTCATTTCTTCAAGAAATGGGATGTTAAGGAGTTTATCAAGAAAAGACTGAAAAGAAACAAGTAGAAAAGGAGAGAGGCGAGAGATTGCTTCTCTCTTTTTTATGCTCTAAAACATACAATTTTTGCCTTAAATTATATACAATATTCTTGCGAAAATATATATACGATGGTTTTGATATGGGTCTATGTCATGTTAAAGCGTTGATAATCAGTTGATAAAAGAATTTTTGATAGAGTTATTAAAGAATTTGCCAGTTCCTCGTATCTTTGCACACGTAATCGGTTACATGTGTGAATAAACAAAATGTACAACTTTTATTTCTTTAGGAATTATGGCAGAAGAAGTAATTAAGACTACCTCTTGTTGCAACGATGCAATGATGGGTGGTTTGCTTGGAGCGATGGCAAATCGTGACAGCAATCCTTTGGCAATGGCAGCTATGTTGCGTAACCGTGACGATGATGATATGTGGAACAATCCGTTTGCCTACATGATGATGATGGGCATGATGCGCTATATGTATGGTGCAGACTGGAATAATCGTGACAATGGCGCAGACGTGCAGCGTGCAGAGATTCAGAGCCAAATCGAGAGCTTGCGCAACCAGATGGCAGACAACCAGAACAGCAACTTGCTGATGGGTGCCATCCAGGGTAATGGCAACGACCTTAAGATGTTGGCAAGCAATCTGAACTGTGACTTCAACGCCTTGCAGAACTCTATCTGTGGCATCCAGGCTGGCATCCAGCAGCTTGGCGGTCAGGTAGGATTCTCGGCAGAGCGAGTAATCAACGCCATTTCGCAGGGTGACTTGCAGATGACAATTGCGCTTAAGGATTGCTGCTGCCAGACGCAGCAGAACATCATCAAGATGGGTTACGAAAATCAGTTGGGTCAGAAGGACATCCAGTATTCTACACAGAAGGGTTTCTGTGACTTGACATCAGCGATGCAGCGTGGCTTTGACTACATTAACACTGGTGTTGAGCGTGGTTTCAGCAATGTCGCCTATGAGACTCAGCGACAGACTTGTGACATCATCAATGCTGGCAATTCAAACACTCAGCGTATCATTGATACGCTGAATGGCCATTGGAGCCAGGAGCAAGCTAACGAGATTCAGGACTTGAAGTTTAAGAACTCTCAGTTGCAGCAGAACATCTACTTAGCCAATCTGATGAATGGCGGTTGCGGATGTGGCGCAGGCGTAGCAGGTGGCTATCAGTAAAAGAGTAAAGAATGAAACAGAAGCGTAGTGGTATGAACAAGATTTCTCCAGTGGGCTTGGCTACTACAGCATTGGTAGCCAACCAAGTTTCAGTCTTAGCTACTTACAATGAGAAGCTTTGCAGACCTTATTGCGTGAATGGCAACGTGCAGCCACAGGCAAGCATAACCTACAGTTATGAGCAGCCTATCCTGAACGGTACAACGGTATTTGTGCCTATCGTGGCGACTATCTCCATCATTTCGCCTGTAATAGGCAACAGAAACGTGATGAGAGCGCAGCCTTTGATTTACACGGAAAGATGGGTAGCAGCCTTCCAGGGGCAGACAGCACTGCCAACGGCTGTAACTATCGCCAGTGTTGGCAGAACGCAAAAGGCTAACGATGTGTTATGCGGAAAGGCTAGAGGCCTGAGCATATTTGACAGTCTAACCGTAGCATTGACTACTGCTTAGTATCATTATAGGGGGAAATGGTGGATGGTTTGCTAGCCATCGTTTCCCTCGCATTATCATTCATTTAAAACGATACGATTATGATATTCAGAGACTTGAAGGCTGGATTTCCAATCTATCTATTTGATAGAGCCAGCAGAAAATTTAAACAAGGTAAGGTGACGACCAATCCATGCCCTGACTTTGAGAATGGCAAGCAGAACGTAATGGCTGCTATGCCTGGAATGCCGAATTATGGGGCAAGGAACGTGAAAGTAAACGTGCAAACTGAGGATGGCAAGCAGTCTATCTACTCGGTTGTAGATACTGAGCAAACAGCATACAGCGATACCCTTGTAATATCCTGTAGCAAGGAGAGTATCATCAACGAGGTGAACGCATTGAAGAACCAAGCCAACGACATCATCAATAAGATGCCGGACTTCGAGCAGACCGTAAAGGACTGTGATCAACTTCTCTCAGAACTGGACACTTCGTTTCGTGACCAGCAGAGAACTAACCAGCGACTCGACAAGATGGAGAACAAGCTGGACGAGATTTTCAAATTTGTCAAATCACAAAAACAAGAATGATATGAACTTAGTAGAACTTATCACAAAATATCAGAGTGACGCCACACCGGAACAGATGGCGATGGTGACAAAGATCATCGGCAAGTTTGTGGCGATGCATGCCGATGAAGATGACCTCCTGAAACTCTACAAGGAGATTTATGGGGTTGTGGGTAACGGACACTTCAACGACTTTTTTGCTGATGCTCAGATCAAGAAGATGGTGTTTGAGGATGACAAGGAGGTAGAGCATCGTGCTCCTTACTATACCATGGCCAAGACGCAGGAAATCTATGAGACGGTGAAGGACGAGATCAGACCTTACAACCAATGGGATTTTGCCGTGGTGCTGAACATGATCTACTCTGACAACTATAACCTGATGAAGAAATGGTTCCCAGAGGACAGCGAGGAGCAGATGATGGACAGAATGGTGGACCTTGCCGTGAACTGGCTGAGGGATGATGATAACCCTTATGGGAAGTGCAAGGCTTGGGGGTACTTTAATTAAGTGAAGAGTGAAGAACGAAAAGCGAAGAATCCAATTGCTTTTCTGGAGAGTGATTAAATCCATAATACCTAAGATATATAAAAGAAAACTATCAGAAGAAGAGAATGCAGGCTATATTAGGGGCTTGTGTTCTCTTTTTCGTTGAAGTTGCGGAACTTATCACTGATAATCGGGAATGATGGCTTAAATTTGCATCGTTTCCATAACGGAGTGGGGACGGAAAAATGGAAAAGAAAATGAATGATATTCGAGGTTACTTAATTGGGACGCTATGGACTTTTCTGAGTCTGCTAGTACCCATCAGAGACTTTATGATTGCCATGATGGTATTGTTCGGGCTGAACCTGGTGTTCGGCATCGTGGCTGCAGTGTTTAACGGTGAAGAATGGAGCTGGAAGAAATTCGGCATGTTCTTCGTATGCTGTGCAGTGTTCTTCGTGACGGTGGCTGCATTGTTTATTATCGGTCACTTCCTGCATTCGGATACTGAGGCTCTGTTTTGCGTGAAGTGGGTGTGTATAGCTGCAACCTATCTGTTCACGACCAACATATTGAAGAACCTGAGGAGGATGCTAGTGCCTGATACGCCCTGGTATAAACTTGTGGACTATGTTTATTATGCGCTGACACTTGGATTTGTGGAGAAGTTTCCGATGTTCAAGAAATACCAAGAATTTAAAAACAATAAGGAAAATGGAAATGAAGGAAATGAAGGAAATAACTAAGGAGCAGATATTGAAGATTATGCCGAATGCGAAAAATAGGGTAGATAAATATTTGCCTTATTTCAACGAATTGGCAGAGAAGTATCACATCAATACAAAATTACGATGGGCACATTTCCTTGCCCAAATAGCGCATGAAAGCGGTGAACTTCTTTATACACATGAACTAGGAAAGAACTCTTATTTCACGAAGTATGAGAAGGGATCACTTGGAAAGATGCTCGGCAACACGCATGAGGGCGATGGTGCCAAGTATAAGGGCAGAGGCTTCATCCAGTTGACCGGCCGAAGTAACTACTCAATATTCCAGGTCTACAGTATGCAGCCTGTGTTGGAGCATCCGGAGTTGCTGGAACAGCCGGAACTTTGTGTTGATGTTTCGATGTGGTTCTGGGAGACGCATGGGTTGAACGAACTGGCTGATGCGGATAATGTGTTGAGAATTACTAAAAAGATAAATGGAGGCACAAATGGACTGGCGAGTAGAAAGAAGTATCTTGCCAGGGCAATGGTTGCCTTATAAATAAAATAGCTTATGAAATCGAAACATTTAATTATCTACCTGTTCGTTTGGATAGCGTATTTCACAATGTTGTTTCTGACGAGTTGTAAGACGAAGACCGTGACGCAGGAGCACTATATCACAGACAACACCGCGAGTAAGGGCTTGGATGCCAGTTGGCAGGAACGGTTTATCTCAGCCTTCGAGCAGATGGCTACATACCGTAACCGGGAGCATGAGACTTCGACCAAGGAGACAACTCATACAAAGGATAGTACTTCGACCACTGTAGACCAGAACGGAAAGCCTATCAAAACAGAAAGTTGGCACTCTGTTGTGACCAATAGAGACACTAAAGAGGTGACGAAGCTACAGGATTCTATCTCTACTATGAGTAAGGAGGTGGATAAATATCAACTCTTGATCGTGCAAAAGGACAGTCTGATTCGGTTAAAGCAGGACTCTATTCATGTATTGAGTAGAGAACTGAGCAAGGCAGAACAGAGGTATATCTCTCTGGGGAAGTATACAGCCAAGATCATCTGGACCCTGGTAGTTGCTGTGATTGGTTTACTGATTTGGTTGTGGCATAGAAAGAAATAAGGCTTATGAAAACGATTTCTATAAAAATAGTGAAAAAGAGCGTGATGGGCGTGGTAGAGGGACTATCTGCCACCATTGCGCAGCATAACCCGGAGGTGGACTTTCAGACCGTCTGGGCGAGTGATGGCGAGGAAGCGAAACTGGATATATACTATCGGGAGGCGATAACCGACCTGGAAAACTTCTTGGCAAGATTCTCTTCTTCGACCACACAGCAGTTTGACCTGCAGGCACTGGCTGATGATTTCTCAATCACCATCAAGACTTTAGTATATTGGCCACCTAGACTAAGTGGGGTCCTTACCAACCAAATACAGAACTATCTGGTTCATGCTATCCTTGCCGGATGGCTGAGCGACTTCCCGGATATGAACCATACGGACTATGCCAGCATGGGAGCAAGTGACCTGGAAGCTATCAAAGAGGTGCTGCTAAAGAAGGATTTTTGCTTTGCTGAGGCTGAAAGAACTGCTGATGATACAGAGAAAGAAGGGTCTTCGGCTGTTGGTGCTGAGGCTAGAGGTTCTGATGCAACAGTAAAGGAAGGCAATGCTTTGGGTGCTGAGGCTAGAGGTTCTGATGCAACAGTAAAGGAAGGCAATGCTTTGGGTGCTGAGGCTAGAGGTTCTGATGCAAC